AACCTGTTACTGCCATCTTGTGCAGTTGCTTAGGGATACGTCACATCTTCTCAATCAAACTTACATTGTCCATTGGAATCTGATGGGTAGTAAGTTTTACTCTATTCATAAATTAACTCAAGAAATTTATGAAGAACTTCAAGATGGTCTTGATGTTATTGCAGAGCACTTGCGTTCTTTAGATATTAGCACTCCAATGAGTGTGGATGATCTTAACAACTCGATGTTGCCTCCAATTCCCGATAGTTGTTTTGATCAAGACGGAATGATTCGTGCTTTAGCAATTAACCATAACACCTTAGCTGAATCTTTTAATATGCTTGCAGAAGAAGCAGAAATTATGAAAGATCAGTTAACATTAGATTTAGCAGTAGAACGTGGGCGTGCTCACAAAAAGTTCCAATGGCTGCTGAAATCTAATTTAGGTTAAAGTGGCTACGCTCCTTTTAATTTTTACTAGTGTTTACAGCTTAACTTACGTTCTGAGTTCATTTTTTTTAGATCGTGAACACAAAAGAGTTCTTAAAAAACTACGTCTCTACTCGGCTACCTCAGTCAGAAGAGGGAACATTTGAAGGTGCTCCTGACATTCCTCACTTTACTGTTGACCAGCGGTACATTCCCCCTGGCACCAAATCTGCAATGGCCTAGTAGCCAAAAATTGCAGAGCTGTTAGGATGTAGTGACGGATTGGTAAATTTTTAATGGATGCCAATGCCCTGGATCTGCCCATTGATAGCGAATTTGCTATCCATGCAGCAGCTCTGGCAATCAAGGATCTTGACCGTGACGAGCTAGAGGAAGCTTTTGTTGATATGCTCCACATGAAAATGATGGATCGTCAAATGTTCCTCAGCATTCTTAAAGAACACGGTATTGATGCCGACATCTCCTTCCAGTTTCAAACGCAAAACCAAATTAACTGATAATGGCTACCCGCACTTTTCAAGGAACGCAAGACACCTTTACCGCTAGCGGTGCTGAGCTGGTTTATAAAGGCGATGCTCTGCCTGGTTCCACTGGTGATCTAAGCCAGCGTGCTTTCCTGGTTAACCCAGGCTCTACAGGTGACATCATCGTCAAGATTGATCGCAGTGTTGGTATTGAAACCATTGAGATCTTTCAAGATGATGACTACACAGCAGGTTCAGCACCTACCGGCTATCAGAAGTTTTTCAACATTGCTAAAGCAGGTAAAGGCAAGGGTGCAGTAGCTGTTACCGTAACGAACGCTGCTAAGAACTATATTGTTCTGATGACAACTCCAGACGATTACAGCGAAATCAGCTATAACGGTTCTGTTGTTGTTCCCTGAGCCCCGGTAAGGGGCCAGTGGTCCCTTGTCCTTTTATACTGACTACGCGTTTGAACTGGTGCGGCGGTACACACCCTGTCGCATCCATGTTGGTTTTGAAGAATATACATCGTATAAAGCAACCAAGGAAGATGGCCCTTGGTTGATTGGCTATGGCAGCAAAAAAATTGGCCGCCAGACAGTAACACCATTTACAAAAGTTACTCGGCGTGAAATTGATGAACAACTCAGAGAAGATCTAGAAATTTTTTCTGAGTATGTTTCTGACGTGGTTTACATGCCACTCAATGAAAAGAAGCGTGGTGCTGTACTAAGTTATGCGGAAAGCGTAGGACTTAGTTATTTCAAACAATGTAAACTGCTTGAATTAATCAATGGCAATGCAAGTAAACAAGAGATCATTAAAGAGTGGTCTCCTTTTATGCGCAAAAACTATCAATCAGATCCCGTACTGAGAGATAGAAGAAGATCTGAATTAGATCTTTATCTGCAAAGCGATATACAAGTTCCATTGTTAGTGGAACATAACTGTATTACTGAACAGTGTTTGTTAAATATTGCTGAAAACTACAAAGGAACCATTGAACAAGTCAGGGCTATTGAGTATTTAGAATCAGAACTCCTGCGGTTAAACCCTGGTGGTGAAATTGTTTCTGAATTTTTCAGATTGTGGAATCAGAAACCGTTGGCAACGGGTTCTCAATCTTCTTTTCTTGAAGCTGATCTAAAAGATCTAGAGTCTCTAAGATACGCAAGCAGTCTAATTCCTGAGGAGAAAGAGAAATATTTACAGGAGCTGGATGAGTTTGCTCGGGTACTAATGATTGAAGAGGTTGAGGCTCTGACTGGGTTTCTTGAGGAAACGTTTGAAGCAGACGATCCAGATACCACCGAGCTTTAAGAAGATCCTGTTTAGGATTCTGTTTATCTTCGTAGCGATAAATATATTTCTGAATGTTACCTTTGCAGTAACCACGGAATGCTTCTTCCGTCATGGAAGATTGAATAGCATCAATACATTCCACACCACCTTTGGTGTAATGACTGGGATGATCGACTGGATCTGACAAGGTTAACGTTTAGTGCTGGCAGAATAATAGAATGGCATTTGAAAAGAGTCAATCCTATAAGGTTGACAGTCGCTATCAAGAAGCAAAAGAAATACCTGATAACAATCAGGCTTTAAATTTTCTGCAGAATTACCTGGACGCAAGACGTTCTGCAAGTAAACTTCCTATTACATTAGAACGCCGCCAGGATGACCGCTTTATTTTCCCTGCACAAGGTGGTACTGTTCCTATCGTTGCGCTCCCTTACGAGCCACGTGGTGCTGCCAGTCTCGGTAACACTGACAGCTCTATTGGTTTCCGTAATACCTTTCGCGCTACACCGTCTTAGTTCACAGTACAACCTTCCCAAGCGTTGAGAAAGCTTCTTCAAATTTATCAAGACGATTAAAACCACCTTCTTTTGGTGGAAGAAATACAAAGAATCCCCACTTAGGAAAGTTTTCAATCTGATAAAAGGTCTTGCCGTGGAGTAATTTGGGACGCCTGGAAGGAATGCAGATTGGATAATCCCAAATCTGTGGCGCTGTTCGCATCACCTCTGGAGTCACCGTAAAGAACAAAGCAGCATTAACGTAACCCAGCTTCCAGTCCTTCTCTAAACGACGAAACCAAGCCGTTGAAGGGCTCTGTGCACCAAAGCCGCCACGTAGAGACCAGCGCCAGCTGCCCCTGTGCTTGTTAAACGAGCACCGACCGTAGGTAGGTGGGAAACAATAAACGTTTCCGCGCCATGGATCTGTCCTGTTTAATGCATCATCTTTTTTTGTAAAGATGGTATCTGCTTTTAAGAACTCATTATTAGCATGTTCTGTTGATCCAGGATCAAGATCAACTGTTCCTAACGTGTGATAGATCAGAGGAAGATATTCTGGTGGTGTACACCAATCATCTTCTAATCTGTAAATGCGATAGAGCTTTTCAAAATGGCTATTTGTTGTAGCTCTTTGCCTATGCATCTTCTGGCAGCTCTGCAAACGGCAATGGTTGATCGCGTTTGTAACAGATCAGTGACATTTGTTTTGCATCTTGAAGAATGAAGACACCTTCTTTTGCTGGATCAACAGCTTCTGCACGGGCAATAGCTTTTTGCATGATTTCAGCAGGACCTTCCATTTCTCTGGAGCGAAAATCAGACTGAGCCTGAATCAATGCTGGAACTGTCAGATAGAACATTGAGTCCTCTGGGTTTTTTGTGCCAGGCACATACACCATGGCGCCGGGACCTTCATTAGCGTAAAACTTCTCATAGAAGTCACACATATCAGCACAGATCCTCTCGATCACAAGTTGTGCCATCTTCTTCTCCCCACCAGTTTTGGCTGTTGAGAGGAGACCGTTGATTAACCTTTGCCGCCTGTCGCTCATCTTTAATAAATTGTCCGAGTCCGGTTTGTTGTAGGGTTTTGCAGATTTTAGGCAATGGTTCATAGATGACAACCATCTTTCCCATGTTGCCTAGTTTCTTAATGAGTTTGCCATTCTCGTCTTTGAGTTTAGCTAACTCCTGCTGGCGTATAAGATATTCAGCTACACAACGATATCGCCGTTTTGTTGCCAAGTCAATGTCGGGAAACTTTTCACAGATTGTTGCCGGTTTCATATCACTGAATGTAATCCTGATTTGATCAGCCAGTGATAAGCCGTGAATTAGATCAGTCGTATTTACCTCATAGCTCTTAACCAGTTCCAAATATCGTTTAAGATCTGCTGTTTCAAAACTTCCTTCTGGCGGCATAAAAGGTGTTACCTGTTCCGCTAAAGAAGGTTTCAAGATTTCTTTATAGTTGTCTGTAGTTACAAGATCAATATCAAGGTCGGCAAAGCGATAGCTCATTTATAAAGGTTGTTTTGCTACAGCTTAACAACTTTTTGCCTGCCTGCAATAACGCTGCTTCTCCTCCCACTGTCGTTGATGTTCCATCATCAGAACTAACTCATAGTAATCTCGTTTAGGTTCCACGTGCTTTAGGTCTCCTGGCTTGGGCCTACCACCAAAGTTAGAAGCTTCCCATAAAGAGTTTGCAAAGTTTTTCTGTTGGGTTGACATTAGTGATAACATCGTCTTAGTGGACATTGCCTTGAGCAACTCTTTAAAATCCTCAGTAAAAGGACTGTACCTATGAAACGACCCATTACCTACGCTGAGCTGATCTTGATCTTTGCCCTGGTCATTGCAGGTTTTCAGCTGGTGCCCCATGCTTACAGGTTTATTGCCGATAGAGTAAGTATAGAAGTCAAGCTGAAGTAAAAGTTTGCAATGGGCTCACGTGCTCCTACAACCACAACGACTATTAAAAATCCAGATCCAGTCATAGTCCGGGAGTGGGCGTCTCCTGAATACTTGACAAAACTAGGAGATATAGCTGGGTACTACGGTCAAAGAGCTTTACAAGAAAGAAGCACATATCAAGATATGGTTAATCGAACAATGGCATCTTATGGACGTACACCAACGTATAGCCCGATGGTAACAAATGCTGGCAGGACTATTCAACCGGGTAAAGTTGAAGAGCCCTACGATTTATCTGGTTTGGTTCAAGCTGCAAAAACAAGCGGAATGTTTAAAACTTCCGAAGAGAAAGAAGAAAATAAAAACGAGGATAGTAGAGAAGTTTATAATGAAGCTATTAAGAGATCAGAGCCAAGATATATTAGCAATAAATTTAATAGTCCTACATACTACGATAGAACAGGAGATAATTAAAAAGTTTCTTCTATAGAATCTTTAGTTTCTTCTACCCAATCTTTATAAGTATCTAGAAGTAGTTCATATTCAGCATAAGGAATCATCATGACAGCTTTGTTGTCACCATAGGTAATTTTATAGTGACGACCATTTTCAATAATGTCATCCATGAAAACATCAAAGTTATTCTCAAATTCTTTGAGGGTAACTGTCTTCATGATACCTAGGTAACTGTATTTAGATTAGCAGATTCCTCAGGACAATCAACTTGTAACCGATCCAAAGTCCAAAGTTGCTTGCACAGGTTGTGTTACAGTACCAAAATCTAATGATTCTTCAACAAATTCTGCAACAAATCTCCAATCTGAAATAAAAGCTTCTAGAGAAATAGAGTAAGTTGTTTCTAGATAACGAATATCATTGGTAATTAGAAAGATATACGTTCCTTTAGAAAGTTGTACTGGTGGATAGTCTGACCATACATTTGGATTTTCTTGGTCACCATTTTCTACTGATGCTTCTTCAACAACATAACCCTGATCATTAATAGGCAATTCACGACGATGATTGCCATCTTCTACTTTATAAAAAGATATCAGAGTATTACGATTAGTCTGCTGTGTAGTAGCAAACTGACTATAGTTTTGAGTAACTTTAATAGATCGTGATGTAATTAAGTTGAAAGAATAAAATGTACTTTGTTGCCGACTTAATCCACCGTGAGAATTAGAAATGTTTATCGTGCGATATATAGCCGTGAGATTCCCCAAATTAACAGGGTTATTAATAGAATCTCCCAAGCGTGGAGGCAATGGATCACTGCCGTAGTACGATGTAGGACCATAAGCAGTAGGACCTGTGCCTCCAGTTGGATAGGATTCGACTGTTCCTAAGTTAACAAAACCCAGGTTAACTGGCAGCGTTGCTAGAAATCTTGACATCAGACATGTTTAAGCCTGTGTATAAACCGTTGGTACGGCCACTGGCTTGATACAATTCTTCAATGATTCTAGCGCGTTCTGGATACATCCCTTCCATCTCCACTGTTTCAATCAGTTCATAGCTTAGGGATTTCTCCAGACAACGCAACTCCAACTCAGCTTCCTCCTTGGTTTCAAACCAAGCAGTGACATGTGCTTCTCCACCAATGGTGATGAAGCCTGCGTACTGCTTTTCTTCTTGGTGGAAATTACTCGGGAGTACTTGACTCCGCTTCTGCATTGGTTTTTGCTCGGTCAAAGATGTTGCCATAGCTCAGATTTATGGTTGTGATTTCAGTTGGTTCAGGTACTGATGCTAACTCCTTTATACGCAGATGTAAGGGGTTACAGCACAGAACATCACAACCTTCTTGGTGGAACACACGATATTTCCCTGTGTAGCCACGGGATAACCAGAATGCAACCCTGGAGGCAGACTGTGTTTTAGCGGAATGGAAAGGGCTTGGCATGTATGCAACGGTCTCTTGGTTGTTACGGCGCGTTGCTCCCATCCACGGCCAGCACTCATCTGGTCCTTTGATGTCTACCTTTAACCAAAAGTTACGAACAGTCCAGTAGGTATCCAGTTCAAAGTTACAAACATCAACAGTGCAGCGCCCCCTCTGGATCTCTGCTAAGCAATCTCGGCATTCTCCCATGAGTCCAAAGTTGTTCCAATGGGTGGGCTCTCCGTTGCGGTGCCATAGGCAGTACTTGTTAGCGGTCTCCTGATGGATCTTCTTGACCTGGTTTTCAAACTTGTTATCTGGCTTCAGGATTGAATCCAGGTTTTGACTAAGGATGCCATCAAGGTCAGCCATTGGCGTAAGCGTTCTCCGTGCAGATGCGTCTGATGACATGGTAGGGGAGTTTGTAGAACTTGCCCAGCTTCTGATACGTCCACGTGGTCTTATCAGACTCACGCTTAGACCGTATTTCTGTCACCACCACTGGGCTGATGTCAACTCCTTTTCTTTTGGCGTGCTCCAGCTTCACATCCTTCAGTGTGCCGAAGTAGTAGTGGGACGGGTTGATGCAGTGCTGTGATTTGCAGATGTGCCGCCGCACAACGACCGCTCCCTCCTCTGGCATGAACTGATTCACAAGGGCCATCGCCAGCACTCGGGCATCCCGTCCCTTGAACTGTGGCCTGAATCGGTGGGACGTAGAGAAGTGTTTCAGGCCAGGGTGGTCCAGTTTTTTCAGGCACCAACACGGACTCAATCCGATTCCATCTTGACACAGCTTGAGAGTAGTAGCAAAAGCAACGAGGTCTTGTTCTGTTAGGTACTCATCTCTAAAAAACTGCAGGTAATCCACAGTAGGGGAGGTTTTAGGGACACCTTTAGGATAGGGTCAGATCCCTTGCGAGTCAAGGGGTTTTAAAGATTGCCAAACGAACGGATGCTTTTGCTCTTAAAACCCTAAATATTCTTAGAGAGTAGTAGCTAGCTGTTCTAATGCGTCCGTTCCAAGTACGCGTCCTTATGACGGACACTTGAGAACAGCTAAAAACTCATCCCGTAGTAAATACCGGAAATAACACATGAAAACGTCCGTTCGCAGAACAGCTCCAGAGAAGCCCCTGGCGGCAGCGGATCTGGAGGATCTAGAAACAGTACAGTTGTTCTCCCTAATTTCAATGTCAGCAAAAATTACGGTTGTTCTGGCCTATGTGAATACCACTCTTCAAATTGTTCTGCATAGACTAACGCACAATGATAAGGTTCAACAAAACGACACATTGAGCCACCAGCAGTACAGACACGATGAACTTGATTGCCATGAGAATCTTCACCTAATTCAATAGTCGTACCCTTTGGAAAGGTTTGAATAATTTGCATTGATAGATCCTGTGTCCCGGTGTTACTATTGTAAGAAAGGATTTCTTTATTGCCGTGGGCCAGTACGTTAAACGCAGTGGTAAAACTTACTATAAAGGTGATGATGGAAAACTATATAAAGATTATTCTGCTGCTCTTGCTGCAGCCAATCAGCCGCAGACTGGTTATGAATATGGATTGAGTTTGTTGGGTGTTCGTCCTGACCGCAATCAACAAAGTGGTTTGGAATATGGTATGAAACAGTTAGCAGGTTTAGCTGGTGTTCCAGGGCGACCTGAAACTGGTTTGCAATATGGTTTACAGCAGGCTGGAAATTTATTTAACAAACTTGCTCGTGGTGCAAATGCTCAAGAGTTAGACGCAATTGAAGCAGATCAATCTCTTCTTGGCCGTGTAATGCCTCCAGGCAGCAAAACAGAACCGTTTGTTGTACCTGAAAAGCCAACAACGATTCCAGCTGGAACTGTCCAACCTACTGCGATTGTTAAAGGATTAACTCCTGCTGGTACTGTTGATTATTCACAAGGTGATGAGTACAAGTCGCAGATGGCGCAGTACCAAAACCTGATCAATCAGAAGAAGCAAGAAGAAGCAGAAGATCTTGGCATGAAGATCTGGATGGAGAAGTACGGCAAGACTCCAATGGCTCAAGCTGGTGGTGCTATTGGTGCCTTTAACCCGTTACTGGCTGCAACATTCCCAGATACCAAGGGTTATGCAGCTACGTTTGCTCCGGTAGAGGAGTACCAGATGGGTGATTTTGGTACCCGTGCTCAAGGTGAGATGGGTCCAACCATGGAAACCTTGAACCCGTTAGCAGCTCAAGCAGCACAGCAAGAAGCAACTGCTGCTCAAGCTGACAAAGCAACGACAGCAGGCGCTAGTGCAAGTGAGCGAGCACAGAACCTGACCCGTGCCTTCCGCCTGGGGCTGATCTAATCATGATGATGGACAGTGATTTCCCCACGAAATTAGGTGGGGACAAAAACACCATTGGTTTTTTGCAGCAGTACGTTAGTGGTATGCAAGACTACAGCCAAGCCGGTGAAGGTATTCCAGATTTAGGAGTACGTCAGGAATATGAACAAGAACAAGGTGGTCCTTTAGTGTCTCGTACAATTCGCTACTCTCCGCCTAATGCGATCCTTAAAACTCCCCATATTGATTCTCCTTACATGGATCAATTAATGGAGCGTGGTTTTAAACCGTTGATGCCTCCTAGACCTACCGGTCCCAAAGGACCTCAACTACCCAGTTTTCTTTGATCATGCCAACACAACTCATCAAGAAATACATTGAGGAGTTTGCACGTTGGCTCCGCAACCAACCAGATTATGATGACTTCGATTACGGAACCGAAGTCATTCCTGGCGACAAAACCTGGTGTAAGAAGTGCGACACCTGTAAGTGCAAAAAGGATTAATCCTCTTTGCCTTCAGGAAGAATAGTCGGTAGATCTTTAAATTTCTGATCAGAGTTACGGATAGCAAGTCCTTTGACAAAGGGTTTACCACCTTTGCTAAAGGTCCGCACGTCATCCAATCCCAGTTGGTTTTTGCAGCAATCAAGCAGCAGGTTAATAAATCGTTTCTGACCTACAGCTTTAGATCCTGTGGCATCACAGTATTCACAGTAACTGGGATACAGGTGATAATTACTGTTGACATACCGTTCATTGGTTTCTTTATTGCCGTTTGGAATTTTTTTACCAACAGCAGTAACGTGATCAGCCTGAACCACTTCTGATTGCAGCCATTCAATTAGGTTATTGCTGTTAAGCAGGATGTTATTACGAACACGGCGCAGTGCTGGCACCATTTCATTAGTATCTAGCAGGTACTGACGCATGGTTTGTTCATCCATCTCCAGCACCCAGTTCACAAGACCTGGCAGATAGTCCTTCCAAAGACCTGAAACCCGACCATGTTCAATCTTGATCATGTCTTTGGCTTCACTATTGCGGTCATATAAGGGCCTATTGAACTCAATTGTTAAGCGACGGCGGCTTAAACCACTGGTGTTATCGGTGGTCTGAATAGGTTCATTAGCTACTACCATGACCATGCCGGTGTACACAAACGGTTCACCGATGGGCTTGAGCTTTTCTTCATAACGAAGGGAGTCACCACCGGTCAGTGCCTTGAAGGTCTGAGCAGAACCACCATACCGCTCCGAGTCATTGATCAGTGTCAGGCGCTTGCCCTTGATGGAGGACAGCTCAAAGCGGCTTTGCTCCAACTGGTTGAGGGTGGTGCTAGCGTAGTTCCCACTACCAACCAGAGCGCAGCAGAGGTTGGCAAAGGTGGATTTACCTCGACCACCTGGACCAATTACTTCAAAGAAACGTTGAATTTCATTACCGCGCCCCACCAAACAAGCACGGAGCCATGCCCGCAGCACATTAACCCTGGCCTCATCACCATATTGAGTGCGATAAAGCCACTCGGTAATGGGACCGGGATCAGCTTCTGGGATGTAATCAATATCAAGACCCCAGATAATGAAGTGATCTGGAGTGTGTTCTAAAAATTCTTTGGTGTCCAGATCGTAGACACCGTTACGGAATGCAAGACGGGAGGGATCGTCATTCCACTGGTATTCGGTGAGGTGCCCCTCCAGCAGAGCACACACATCATTAACGAGATGAGAAGTGTACCCGCCAGGGAGAGAAGTGTTTCCGAGGACAAACTGGACCTCATGCTTAAAATCCTTCGTATGATCTTGCTCATTCCATACACCGCGTTGGCGGTCATACTTCATAAACCTATCAAATCTAGGGTCGTATCGCCAACCATTTTTGTTAAACATTGGCGAGATAAAATTGGCAATCTCAGAAGCAGGTGGGTTACGCGTTGCTCCCTTCTGCTTTTTACCACTGGGGAGAGACGGTTGACCAGGAATCCGTACCAGTTCTAGTTCACCGTCATCACCAAAAAGGTCTTCTGGCAGCTCAATGCCACCAAACAACTCAGCAAATAGATTGCTTTCATCGTGTTCAACGGTGCCATCGTTATCCATGGCAGCACGTTTTTTGATGGTATCAATGGAAGGAACAACAAATCCTCCCATATCAATGTAACCATCTTCTTTTGCTTTAGCCCGAAGCGTCTTCAGACCCCTGGCACCCTCAGGGTTTGGACCACCAGGAAGACGTTCAAAGCTAGACCACTTACGTTCACAGGCACCATCTTCAAATTGATCGGACTGAGAAGACCATTCAATCCATGCTTCCAGTAAGCACTCATCAATCTGATGAAGAGACATGCCAACAGCAAGCCATTCTTCGTAGTCATCAGCCCGTTCTTCTGATAGTGCAGAGAGGTACTCAAGTGCTTCTGCAACAACAGTTTCCTGATGGTATTTGGAATCTGTGTCGTAATTAAGAGTAATGCTCTGAGTTACAACAGCACCAACAGGAGAAGTACGTTTTCGGTAGCGGCTGCTGGGATAAGCCCGAGCAATGGCTTCATAGAGCCACTCTGGCATTTCTGGTAACCGCTTGGCATACTCAAAACCACCGTGTGGTGTTGTGGAATAACCAGCAGTATCAGGGTGTGCACCCATCAATGCACCTTGCCGAGACCTCCAAAGGATTTCCCATGGCGCCTTATCAACTTTGATAGTGGCTTTATCGGGTAGTTGTTGGATACGCTCTGGCGGTACCCGGAACAACATACGAAACTTCCCCGGTTTCCCACTGGTAATCGTCAGTGTGGGAGGAAAAATCTCATTAATTGGACCACCACCTAGCTCTTCGATGACGGGGATTGCATCTTCCCCATCCACATCAACAAAGATCAGAGCAAGGTCATTACTCCATTGTCCACAAAGGAGACCAACCCCAGTTGCACGTCCCTCTTCTAATTCTTTACGGATTTCACCAATTGTTTTTGGATCGCTAGTCCAGCCCGGAAGATAAGCTTTCTTCCCTTGCAACGGAGTAAGGGGAAAATCCGCAGGAATCAGATCAAGATTGATCTGCCCTGGAGACAGATGCTTATGAGGGGGCTTGGGTTCTGGAGTAGCGGTCGTCACGTTGTTTTATTGCGGATCAGGGAGAAGACGACGGAACCAGCGTAGCGGGACTTGACAGGAGTGCCCAGAGGTCCACCGTTTTTCTTCGTATCTTTAATTTACGGGGCAGACACCTGCACTTAGGCGTCGCCGTCCACCACATCCATATCAATCTCAGTCTTATTAAGAGACGGCAGAATCTCAGAATAATACTTATTTACAGCATCCAGCCACTTGTTCTTGTACTTTTCAATGGTGCCGCCCTGTACAGCAAACACTTGGGACCGTTCCCGTGTTGCAACAAAGATCATCATGATCTCAGGAACAATTCCAACGGTGTGCTCTAGTGCCATGGCATAAGCACCCATCTGCATCATGCACTTCTGATACTTCATGAAACCAGCACGTTTCATTCCGTACTCGCTTTTCAAGGTTTCAGGTCCTGGCCACTTACTGAAATACAGGCCATTACTGGTTTTAAGGTCACCAAGAACCACTTTTCCTTTGTACTCTGCCACGATGTCAGGAGCACCAGCCCAACCCCATGTTTCGCTCTCGTGAACACCTGGATGCCAGACTCGGGAGATACCATCACCACCCATCGTCCAAGCAAAATCATTAGGATTGGCAGGGTTTTCAGCCCAGACCACCCGTTCCAGCTTGTCAAGTTTCTCAGGAAGCTCTTTCCAGAAGTCATAAATCTCTTCATCATCAATCTGCGGATTCTTGTTGATACCAAGAAGATACTCCTCCATTAAAGAGTGAACACGGGTACCACGTGCAGCTGCTGCTTCTCGTCCACCTGGATTCTTTTTTGCCCACCGCTCTAATGCTGCCTTGTTACCACCAGTTGCTGAGAGGATTGTGGTAACAGAGGGAAGCGCACCGTAAGGAGTTTTGTAGTGGCGACTACCGTTAATTTCTACACGGGTATCCCCTTCTGAACGGTAATCCAAGAACTGCTCATACGATGCAGTTTTAGAGTACGGCGTATAAATCTTGCGCTCTAGTTCTTCTATTAAGCGAACGTCTGCACAAATTTCATCCAGTACAGCAGGCACAGGCGCGGCTCAAGTCCCTGTAACGTAGCAAAAACCTGAGTGGTTGCAACCAATTAGAAGTGTTTGACGCCCTGCATAACCCGGCGAATGTCGGGATCAATGATGCGGTGACTAAACTCAAACCGCTGGCGGGCCTCATTAAAACAAAAAAGGAAAGAATGCTTAAGATCCCATGTAATATCGCAACTTCCCCAGCTGTCATGCTCTGTGCTGGAGTTAAACCAGTGAATGAGTAGCTTGCCAATACGGAGGTGGCCCCACTCGATGTCCACATCGAAGTAATACAACGGAGCATAGGGGGATTTCTTTTTCATTCCTCCGTCAACTCCGGTCTCTTAAAGCAGTTTTCAACATTGTTGACAAACTTCAAAGACTGATAGTTCTGCACTTCCTTCTGAATCTGCTCGTGAATGACAAAGGCTGTCTTGATGGCATCTTCTGGATCCATAGCCCACCTGGAGTTGGACAGTAACCCGGTAACCAAGATGGTGATAGCCAATTCTTGAGGGTGATTCACGAAAGATCGAAGCGAACGGCCATTGTCAGTAAAGCTGCCTAACAAAAAGGTGAGATCAGTAAGTGGGTTGTGGTCTCGTTCATTCATCAGGACTCTCCGCATCGGCAACACTATAAAGTGTCACATAGTCTTTTTTGATGATAGGAGTAATCAACCCTTCATTTTTTAGTGCACTTAATCGCCTAGTAACAGTGCGATGATTACGTTCAAATTGTTTAGCAATTTTAGTAATTGGCATTAGGACCAGTAAAGAACCCTCATACTTAGTTGATTCGCCAACTAGGTACTCATAAATAGACCATGCAAGGTCATCCATCAGGTCGTTCTTCGCTGGTCCCATGACAAAACTATTTATGCTTTTGATTGTAGTTGTTCTGCTTCCTTGCAGCGCAACACCGATTTTTTAGCTGTTTCAAGGTCCATACCCCAGCAGGGTTCCCAGTCATACTCTTCGCTGGGATAGCGATAGAGCACATGACCGGTTACCCCGTGGCGTAAAGACTGAATGGTGTAACCCTCGAACTCAATTGGGTCCAGGATTTCCGAGGGCTTACCTTTAAAGCGTACCTGTTTAGTGCTGCGGGCCATATGAAATGGAACTTACAGCACTAAATTAGCAGTTTTTTAAGTTATTGCAATTATTAAGCAGGTCTTGTTTTCATTTCTGCTGCTTTTTTCTGACGCCTTGCTTTAGCCTCCTGAGCACGTTGCTTAAAGTCTTGACGTTTTTCTTCGCTAATGCCCATTTTTTTACGAGTGTTAGCAAGAAACTGCTCTTTAAGTTCTCCTTTGTTCTGCATGACTTTAAGATAGTCTTGTTTTTAACTACTCTATCAAAGGTTTATGCCAACCTTCTTTTAAGCCGCCATAATCACGAGCTTCAGTAACGCCTGTTGTTTTACCGCAAACACCACACCTTCCTTTGTGATAGGTAGCACAGTGATGTGGTGGTCCAGAGTATTTACCACCATCCCACCATAATCCCCATTGTCCACCACAATCACGGCACACCCAATCAGGTTGCTGGAGATCAAGCGGTTTGTGTGTTTTCATGAGACAGTTTATTTGGTTCCGTAATCAGTTTCATCCTCTGTTGAAACAGATTTTTGATCCATTCCAACTCCTGCGTCTGGTGTTGAGCAGCTGCTTGAATGAGTTGATCCAGTTTGCTTGTTTGCATGTTGAGCAAAGTAGTTGTTCTTCCAGTAATCTTCTGGCTTATCAATTACATCTCCTTCATAGAAGATGTTTAGATAAGGACCGCGTTCAGAGAAGAGTTGTTCAGAAGGAATATGCAAAAAAGTTTGCAATTCAAAACAAGCAATCTTATCAAGAGTACGACAGAAAAACTCTGGCTCTGTTTTATTCTTATCGTAGCTGCAATAAGCTACTTCCGTTAGCGTTATTTGAGGATCAAGCTGTGGGTACAAGTCATGAAGACGTTGCAGCTTGTTGATCAGTTCAGAAAGTTTCATTCTGTGTAAGGTTCATAAACTTCAAGCTGATCAAGAAACTTTTCAGCATCATTGAGGGCTTGTTGATAGCCATTAACCCAGTCGGTTGATGTTTCTGGCGCCCCAATGTGAGACACCAGATGAACATTCAACCGACGAATTAACTTATCTTTAAGAAGTTTGATCATCTTTTACTGCTTTTTCAACAGTTGAAACATGATCAAGACTGTCAGGCAGTTCGTCTACTTTCCTAAGAAGAAATGATCCATCTTTTTGATCAATGAATTCAATAGTGTCTCCTTCTTTCCAGCCCATGAGGTTCCAGAGTTCATCAGGGAAGACGAGAACACCGTCCTCATCAACATCACAGATCCAGGACTTAGTTGTTTCATTGGTTGGCTGCATCGCTAGATCCCAAGTACCGATCAAGTTCTTCCTTGAGGAGAGATCGCATTGAATCAAGCATTTCATCTTTGGTTCTGAAAGAAAGAACTTCGTACTGATCAGAAATACCGTGGTCTGCTTTGTAACTTTGATCAACGTAATACATCAGATCTAAAGTCATACGAAACAGCTCTTGACTAGGCACTGGTGCCAAATCGAATTCGGTAATCTGATAATTCAGATGAGACATCATTTCAGCAACCTTATTAGAATGATTGCTAAATGTAGGGAAGTAGGTGTCGTAGTCCCTGTAGTAGAACTCACCAGCCATAGAAGGTACGGAAGGGCGCACCAAGATTAGCGGATGTTCTTCTTGGTTACTAGGGACAGTAGGGAAAAAGTGTTAAGTCTTACACAAGACTCAATTGTTCCAGTGGCGAATGACACCAGCCACAATGAAACAATTGGTTAAGAAATAAGTTAAGAAAATAACGGAACGAATAAGGGCAACCCGATCAGCTTCTGAGGTTGTCCGTCCTGTTTTTTCTCCGAGTGCTTTTGCCCAGAGGTGCCAGAGTTGACGACGGTTCACTGGCGGAAAAAACGGGGAGACGTTATCGGACGCCTCCAGAACCGTGGCCGCCCTCCAGGCTGTCTGCCTGACGCGTAACCAATAAAGGGCGAGCACACTTTGATGGGTGAACTTCGTTTAAGACAACCTCAGTCCAGGGTTGTCCCCTTAATTGATGGCCCAAGCGTAACCAGCCTCAGGGACTGGACAGAGGCTTGGGCTCTATCTGCCCGATCAAAAAGAGCGGGAACTTGTTTACTATAACAGAATTTAAATAGAAGTGGGTCGGACTACTGGGCTTCAAGCTCGGCGGCTTGGGGCGGCGGAAGGCGCGAAGGTTCTCGCTTACATTTTTCCAGTCATCTACTACTAGCCACTCACAGCACGCTTCCAGCTCCTGATCAGCGCCCCAGCGAGCGGCTTGGGCGGCGATGTACTCTTGCCACGCCACTGGATCGCGTGGATTCTTGCGTTGCGCTTGCTGTGCCCAGAGTCGACGCAGCTCCGGCGGTGGGGTGATCGGGTGTTTCTCAGTCATTGAGTTGCTCTAATGCGCGGCGGATAAGTTCAACCTGGGTTCGTGAAAGTTCGGCTCCGTTGGGATCAGCAGTCAGGTTCAACTCGCTCAGGGCCTGCTCCTTCAATGATGGCAGTTTTGGGCGGCGGGTCGCGCGAAGGTCGTCAACCACGTCAAACCCCTGCTGTCGCAGCAGATGGCAACACGCCTCCAGCTCCTGATCAGCGCCCCAGCGGGCGGCTTGAGTGGCGATGTCTAGAAGTTTTTCTCTTGAAAGAGTGACCATGATCATCTTTCGCCGCCCATCGGTGAACTCGGGCAAATCGCGCCACTGCTCTACCAGCTCCGGCGGTGGGGTGATCGGGTGTTGTTGGTTAGTCATTGAATTTCTCCCAAGGTCATCAATTTGATCCGCGTTATAAGCAGTATGAAGATCGTGTAATGCCCGCTCCTTTATACTTTTTGGACGCATCGCTTCCTTCAATGATTCTCCCACTGGGGTGATCCTTAGGTGAGGTTCATTCAAGGCATTGTGATCCAGCCACTTTGCATCTGCAATTAGTTGCTGGTTAGCACCCCACGCAGCAGCACAGTTTGCTATGTGGATCTCGTAAAGCCAATCGCGTTCGTCGTAATCCTTTTCATTAGCCCATTGTTCAATAATCTCACGTGGCGGCACCATTTTGTTGGCGCTAACAAATTGGTCAGTCATGGTGTTAGTTGATCGGACTACTGGGTCTTGGGCGTAGCGGGCATGTAGTAAGCGCAGATGTGCGCTCGCTCGTAGTTGAGGTTTGCCGCCCATGACAGGAGAACATTGTCTGGGATTGGTGCAGTGTGTCTGAGGCAATGTTGCTTTGCGGGGCAGCCTGTGCCGTGACAGCGTGTGATGTCTTTGAGCATTAGTGATGTTGACTACTGGGCTTCAAGCTCGGCGGCGATGGCGAGGAGGTTTTGACGCACGTCTTGCATTGTTTCACCGTAAATGTCGTTGTCCTCATGCCAAAACTTTGGCACTACTTGATCCGCAGCAGCACGCAGGGCGGCAACGGCATTGGCACGAGCCCAATACCGCTCTGGACCCGTTGAGTTTTCTGTGTGCAGGGCATCCAGCACTGCCTGCGCGGCGGGGCTCAGTGGGGTGGTGTCAGTCATTGAGTAGACCTCCATCAACGAGAGCATCACACCATTCCTTGAATGGCGCCTCGATCTGAGCCATGGCTTTGTTGTCCACGGCGCTTGGATCGCGGATCATGGCAATGGCAAGGCCAAGAGCATCACCGAGGCGATTCTCAAGGCTGTTTAGTGGCACAAATTTGAAGTCAGTCATTGATTTACTTGGTCATAAAGAGCATTGACAATGATGCCGCGATCACCGGGGTAGAGATCAAAGGGAGTTTCGTTAAGCCACAAGGCCACCGTGCGGATCGCAGCGCGGGCTTCTTCCTCCCAGTTGATGGGTTCATCGTCTCGACCGATGGCACGGGCTACCTGATTCACCAGCGAATTACCAACTTGGTTTGAAGTAGAAGTTGGCGTCATGCCAACCCTAAAATCGGGCGTCAGCAATGCCTTTAACTCTGCCTGTTGCTTTGCAGTAAGTTTCAGAGGTTTGCTGATCTGGTGGACTTTTGATGCTTGGCGTTCAGCAGCTTCTAACGATTCAACCCGGCTAAATAAAGCCACAATGTTTGAATTCGTTTCGACAATGTGCTTTTGAACCGTATCTTCTAGCGTCTTGACCCTGGCGCGGAGTTCAAGGATGCAGGTTTGAGGAGCGTAGCCGTATTCATCAGACCAATGCGCTATTTCGGCCCATTGCTTGGGCGTTGCTGTGTAATCAGCCATCGAGTTGCTCCAGTGCGCGGCGGATGATGTTTTCGTGAGCAGCATCAAGACGATCTGAGGCGTCGTCTAAAACTGCAAGCGCTTGCTCCTTCAAGCTCGGCGGCTTGGGGCGACGGGCGGCGCGGAGTTCGTCGCTGAATTCGTGGTGAATCCACTCTTTGGCTTTAAGCCACTCACAGCACGCCTCCAGCTCCTGATCAGCGCCCCAGCGGGCGGCTTGGGTGCAGATGAGCTGCTCGTAGTTCGCCGGGTAAGCTCCGATGCAGTCATGCGAGCAAGTGTTCTCCAGCCACTTTTCCACCAGCTCAGGGGGCGGTGTAATCGGGTGTTCTTGAGTCATTGTTGAATTTGTTGTTGTTGTTGTTGGAACTTAAAAGTGTGATCAGGTACTTAACCTTTTACAACGCTCATAAACAAAGGAGAATCCAGGAACAAGTTGAGCTGCTGCTGGCGCTGAACCGTCATCTGTAGCAAGTGCATCACGCACCCGATCTTTATCAGGTAAATCCTCTTGCTTTACATCTACAACAGTGTTGTCTTTAATGCGCGTTATTGTCGTGGTCTTACGCAAACCAAACTCAGTCTTATCTTCCTCCTCCCAGTGTTCAAAGTTATCTACAAGACGTGGCTTAACTCTACGAATCGTAGCTTGATATTTAGTACCAGTTGGCTTGTTATCAATCAGATTCTGTTGATAAGCAAACTTAACAATAGAAACCATCTTTTCCCGGTTCTTTTTCCATGCATCTAGGTTTTGTTTGATCTCATCCATCTCTGTTTGTAATGCTTCAATATAAGCATCACACTTTTTAATCATGCCGATGATGGCATCAAACTTGGACTCCTGGCGAGAAGCCAGATCGTGAAGGTGCTGCTCCAGCATGGCCCGCTCATCCTCAGGGATGTCAGGCATATCCTTCAAAAAGCTGATGTGCTGGATGGATTCAGCAATTTGGATCAGGGAAAGCTTGTCAGCCATGGTGAGTAATGTCGTGGTGTGCAATCAGGACTGTTTAGCGCGGGTGCTGTTCATCAATGCACCCAGGCTATGAGAATAGAGTGAAAGTTTAAAAGGTGGATCTTGGGTCAGCGCATCCGTAAAGGTTTGCCAGCAAGCTCCGGTTGGCATGTGGTTACTGTCATAGACAGCTTTTTCTTTCCAACCACCAACGGGTAACCATTGACCACCTGTTTTTACGCCGTCATAAGTAACGCGATACAGTAACAAACCGCGACGATGATCAAAATAGTAAACACACATTCTTGGATTGTATTCTTTATCGCTCTGCCTGGATTCAAACCGAATTGCATGAAGCATCATGTTGGCAGAACACCATTGTAAATGTTTACAAATGGGCTTAAATTTTATGTCGGTATAAGTAGAGAACTCATCGGAAAGTTCATGCCTGTGGACATGCATTTGATTCCATGATTCACAGCTGCACATCTCTTCTTTCTCCATGACAAAGTACAACTTCTGTACTCCATCACGGTCTGTTTGAATCCGGGGCGGGCGTCCCAGCAAAGGCTCCAGCGCATCAATGGCTTGGGACGGACCGTAATCCAATGCTGCAACAGGTGTTCCTTGCCAAGGACGACTGCTCAATGCCTGGCTCCAAACCTTGTAATCAAAGTAGGAAGGGGTGCGCGTGCGGTGCTCCCAGAAATTTTTAAGGATTTTTGCCCTCTCTATATAGAGTTGGGTGTCAGTTAACTGTAAACAAACCAGATCATCTTCAAGTGAAATAGATTGAATATCAGTGGCTTGTAGAACTTTGAATTTATCTGGATCTTCTTGATAAAGAGCATCAATAATTCTTCTACGTCCATACACAAGACGTTGAGCATCAGAAAGTAGCGCTTCAGTTACGGTCATTACGGTCAGGTGGTGTGTGCAGGAGCAGTTTTAAGACTTACTCCAGGTCTAGAAATCAACCTTTTCCTTGCCCGCGATAGGCTTTAGATTTTTTAAATGAGCCACGCTTGCGTCGGCCATGACCAATAGAGGTCCGCTTGGGCACGGACTCTTTGTGAATGGTTCCTGTTAAGGATTTCTTTGCCATTGTAGCTGAGAGCTGAGAAGCCAGTGGCAGTCTAGGTTCTTAGCCTGTGGTGTCAAGCACAGTAACAATGATTACTTGACATTAAATGTTGAATGTTTAGACTGAACATTATGCCATGTCAATAATGTCTGGCTTTGAATTAATTGAATTTAAGTTCAGCCCTGATGACTTTAATCTTTCTTTAGAAGATGAGTTTCTTCAAGCAAAGATTGCAAAGGAATTAGAAGCTGTTACTGATCCAGATGTTTTAAGAGCAGGAGCACTGAAACTTCTTCAGCTATCTGTACAACGCCAGGCCATCATTAGAAATTTAATCGCACGGCTTGCCAACCTGGAGGCAGATGTGATCAAGACCTATTACGAAGAATAAAAAACCGCCCCCGAAGGAGCGGTTGAACATTCCAGGAGCAGTCTAGATCAATCCAGGCTGATCTCTCCGGTCTCAGGATCCCGTGCGCCGGTCAGCACACGAGCACTGGATCCAGACGATTCAACAGGAGGCAGGGAGAAATCCAGGCCAGGCTTGATGGCGTGGTAGCCAATCTCCTTTTCACATTGCTGGAAGAAGGACTTGGCATACACCTCAGGCGGGCAGGTTTCCCACACTTCCTCAATGAAGTCAATATCATCGTCACCCTTGGGGAAGAAGGACTCGATGTTCTTGACCGTGGGAACAACCCATTGCTTAGGGAACGCAATCCAGCTCTTGTTGTTCTCACCATAAAGCTGAGAACCAAAGGTGGGAGTGAAGATTGCAGCAGCTGCTTGCTTGGGGTCAAAGCCAGCACCGCCTTTCAGCCCAGCAAATTCAGCAAAAGCAGACTCCAGCTGCTCGATGAAAGTGCCGTAAGCATCGGTAAACAGGTTGGAAGCACCACCGTGGATGGAAAGGAGCAGCGGTTTCTTGTGAACCGGAGTGCCTTTCTCATTGACAAGGAAGATCAGAACAAGGCGACGACGCTTGTAAGGCGAAGGCTTGTTAGGATTCTTCTCTTGCCAATCGTCATAAAGAAACGAATCACGAGGATAGATTCCTTCGATGCCACCCTTCTCGGAGTTCTCGATAAAGGTGACATCTTTCCTGAAACCGCAGTGCAGCACTACCATGCGGGGAGTCTTAAAGAAGATTCCTTTGTTGCTGTCACCGTTGTTGTAGGTGTGCTCATACTCCTCAGCATCAGGGAATTGATCGGGAGTACCAGTCCACCCAATACGGGCCAGCACAGTGTCCTTCAGAAAGAGACCGCACTGGCTCTTGTCATTCAGGATCTGGCAGTTGCAGAAGTCACGCAGGACACCCTGGTACTTCTCAATATTAAGGTAGCGGTCCAGTACAGACATTACGTTCGTTGCGTTTGGATGGTCCTCAGAGCAGGAGTTGCACCTGCACAACGGGTTGGCTCCACTGGCGCTGACCTGAGGATGAAAAGGTTGCAGTAGCACCTGCAACCCTTGGTTCTTCGCCTCCCCTACCTTAGCTAAGGCAGATGGATTGAATTCATTGTTACGTATTACTTTTTCTTATCAGAAAGGAACATCGTCACCGTTGATACCGGCTGGTACGTCCTGCTGCAAAGGAGGCAGTTGCACAGAGGACTGATAAGGCTCCGCTGTTACAGCTGCTGGCGACTCAAACCGATTGCCAGTGTTGACAGCCCGCAGCTCATTCTGTTCTTCCTTCTTCTTGTTCTTACCAAAGAAGGCATAGGTACCACTCTTCACGCGGACCTGATACATACCACGCTGCTGACCATCCTGTGTGGTCCAGGTGTTGTAGCGGAGCACGCCAGACACAGCGATCTGCCGTCCCACATGGAGGTTTGCAGTCATGCGCTTAGCATCATCACCCCATGCTTCCATGCGGAACGCAAGGCTGTCATCCCAAGTGTGGCCAAGGATCTGCTGCGCTGGAGCTGAGCACATCAGCGAGAAAGTAAACAGATCTTCCTTGTTTTGTTCTGGAATAAATCCCACACCACCAGCAAGATTAACCTGATTAACTACGAGGTTAGGGGGAGCAATCTGAAACACCTGGTTAGGAACCAAGTACATCTTGTAATCTTGACGGTTGGGATACAACCGACCTCCAACTAATAATGTTGCACCAGGTTGAAACACATCAAAGGTTTCACCTGCAGCTTTATTAGGTACAACAAGTAGAGGAACTTGTGCACCTGAATTACCTACCTTTGGAAGATTGATTTGCACAAAACGCAAACCATTATCCATAAATTTCTCACCGGCATAAATACCAGTGGCAAGCAGATTGTTCATGATTAGGAAGTGGGATCAATGGTGTGGTACTCTACCCCGGCTTCAGCAAGAATTTTGCTGGCCAGTATGAAGTTTTCTAACCAACGCTCAGGGATTTCGGAACCGCCATCCACATAGATGGCATTAATACCTGCGTTGATAAGTACAGCAGCACAGCGAGAGCATGGATTGAAAGTAATGTAAGCGTTAGCGCCTTCAGTACTGACACCGTGAAGTGCAGCTGTTGTGACTGCATTAACTTCAGCATGAACAGTGATTTCATACTTTTGCTCACGATCAATGAGTCGGTTTAGGTCATCACTAATGTTCTTAGGAAATCCGTTATATCCAACACTTAAAACTTTTTTGTTGTTGGTTAGTACACAACCAACTTGAGTGGATGGATCTTTACTCCAGCTGGCGACTTGCCTAGCCAACAAGGTAAAACGCTGGTGCCACTTATGCTCTTCAGGGTTCATGCCTGTTTTGCAAAAGCTGCTTCAAGGCGATCCAAGATGGCATCTTCGATTGCTACCTGGCGCGTGATTAAGACTGAGATGAGATCGCTGAGATCATCGCTCATATCTTGAAGTTCCTCCATGGACATGTCGTACAGGGAGGCTTTAATAGCACTGATGCGTTGGGGTTCCATGAGAAGGTGGGCACCGTGTGTACTGTACTTACTTCTTCTAGAATGGCAAGGAGAAAAGAGTCTTAAGAAGTGGTTACGTATTTTCAGGACACGTTGTTCTTTAACGCAGGAGAGCTAACAGCGCCTGGAACAACGCCACCTGTGTCTGTGTATGAAAACAATTACTTCTCCACCAAGAATTATTCTTTGGTAGCTACCGTCAGCAATATTGATACAAATGTTGTTGTTCGACTGGATGGCAGCATTGATGGAACGCACTACGGACCCATCATTTCAAATACCATAACTGAGAACGGAACCTTTGTTTATAAAGCCAGCAACATCCCTGTGAAATTTGTTCGCGCTAACTTCTACAAAGAAACTGGCGGAACAAATGCTATTGTACGTCTTAGCTTCTCGGCGCAGTAATCATGGCAACCGTTATTGAAAGAGATGACAATCTTTATGAGGTTGTCAAAGTACTAAATCCTGATGATCAGGTACTAAATGTAGCGATAACAGCTCCATCAGGTGGAGGCAGTTCAATAGCAAGTGATGCTTTTGGACGGTTAAGGATGTCACAACCCTTAACTTTGTTTGATTCTAGCCATCGCTATAACGATAATGGTTTGTGGGCAATAAATACAGCAAGTGGTGGGACAACATCGTTCAGTACTAGCGAAGGTTTAGTTAATTTAAACGTAACAACAACGTCAGGATCAAAAGTATATCGAGAAACTACTAAGGTTTTCTCATACCAACCAGGTAAAAGTCTTCTTGTATTAAATACTTTTGTATTCAATCCTGCAAAACAAAATTTACGTCAACGTGTTGGATACTTTGGAAATGATAATGGTATCTACGTTGAATTAAATGGTTCAACCTTATCTTTTGTTGAAAGAAGCAGCGTCACTGGATCCGTAACAGAAACACGTGTAGCCCAGAGTAACTGGAACGTAGATAAATTAGATGGTGAAGGTCTTTCAGGACTGACTCTTGATATTACAAAAGCACAGATCTTTTGGATGGATATTGAGTGGCTTGGTTTAGGAACAGTTCGCTTAGGTTTTGTTATCAATGGTGTATTTATTCACTGCCATTCTTTCCATCACGCCAATATAATTACTTCAACCTATATCACAACAGCATCTTTACCTTTACGCTATGAGATTGAAAACACAGGAACAACTGCAAGTAACAGTACATTAAAACAAGTTTGTTCTTCTGTTGTTTCCGAAGGAGGCTACGAACTTAGGGGCGTACAACAAGCAATTGGTACTCCAATTACAACTCCTGTTGACCTAACAACAGCAGGAACCTACTACCCCCTGGCGTCAATCCGGCTTAAAACATCTCCTAATCGTTTAGATGCCATTGTTATTTTGACAGCTCTTTCATTGATTGGGATTACAAACAATGCAACATATAACTGGAGAGTTGTTGCAAGTGGTACAACAACAGGCGGAACGTGGGTTAGTGCAGGAACTAATTCTGCAGTAGAATATAACATTACGGGTACAGGATTTACCCAAGGAACTGGACGAATCTTAGCCAGCGGTTATACCATTGGCGCTAACCAAGGATCTACTCCAGTTGACATTCTTAAGGAAGCTCTTTTTACTTTCCAATTAGAAAGAGAACCTTTTACATCTACACCCTACGAGCTGACTTTAATTGCAGCATCTGATGTTAGCGGTGCAGACATCCATGCTTCTCTAGATTGGGAGGAAATTAGCCGCTAATGTCTAAACCAAAGAACAAAAAATCCGCTGCAACTGCTAAGCAAAATGCTAAGCAGAATAGCGGTAATGCCAATGCTCGTAAAGCTAAGAACGGCGGAAAGAAAAAGTAATTTAAAATTAAAGTAGGTTAAAAAATACAATGCCTTTTCCTAACTGGCTAAGCGGCGGCTTTCAAAAAGTTTATGGAGCCGTAGATAAAAACTTAGCGGGAGGGCTGCTCCCTGGTGGAGCTGATAGTCCTTATGTAGGACAGTCTGTAAACCGTAGAAAAGTAGAAGAAGCACAGAATTTTGCAAGAGAAGTTACAGGAGTTAACGCAGCTCGGTCTTTACTAAATCAATCAGCTTCATTAGGAAGTGAAACACTCAATAAATTAAGAGCAAATCCTGCAACACAAGTTCCTTTATCAACCATTGAAAAAGTACAAGAGTTTCTTAATCCAAAACTAAGAACACCTGTAAACTTTACCGGTTTTATAGACCATCCTGATGCTTTTTTCGATAATGAAAATCGTGTCAATGTTCAAGGAGTTTTGTCTGATGAAGCACGTGCAAAATACATGCAAGATCTTGGAAAATTCGATGAAAAAATATCACCTATTATGCAGGATCTTCAAAGCCTACCTTGGGGCAGCAAACCTGAGTTAGATGAACGTTTCAATAAATTAATGGATGAAAAACCACAACTAAAAAATTATGCTAGATATTCAGCACCGGTTACTTTGCATGAGTTTGGACACGCTCTTAACTTTGCTGATCCAGGTCTTGCGCAAAAAGAACGCAACTTACGATATGGAAAACAGTATATTGAACCAGGAACTATCAGTGGTTTAAGTGCAGGCAGAAATTCTCAAGATGAAAACAGAAGTTTATGGCAAGCTGGACTTGAAGGACTTTTAAGCAATGTAACTTCTCCTGGCATAAGACACACGCTTGCAGAAGAAGCATTGGCAACTCGTAACGCTTTTAGATTAGCAGGTGAGCTAGGTTTACCTAAAGGCCGTCGTTTACTTGGTGGCGCATTTGCAACTTATGCAGGACCACCAGCAACGCGTGGTTTTACTGAAGGAGTTATTGGAGAATTAGCTGGTCGCGGCGCAGAAAAACTTGCAGATGTTGTCACAGATTATGTGATTGATCCTGTTGTAGATCGCTTTAGAGGAAGTGATTACAGTGGGCTAGAGCAAAGCTTGCGTCAATATGGATACGATGAATCTAAACATCGCTTGAAAGGAACAGGATATGGTGGTCCTTTCCAAGTTGAATCTAAGTAATCAGTGAGTTTCTTGCCAGTTCTTACCTGTCCTGGCTTCACCAGTAAGTGGACACTTCAACTGAAAGTACTCACCAGATTTACGGAACGAATCAATAGCTAGCTTGGTATAAAGATCAACGTACTCAGGCTTAACTAAAGCCTGATATTCATCGTGTACGTGTGCAACAAATCCCCAGTCCTTTGCAAAGACTAATCCTTCATTAGTTAAATCATCATAAAGAATTGTTGTTGCTTTCTTTACCGCAATCGCTCCCGTCGATTGGAGGAGTTGGTTGAGGGCTGAATGTTTAGAGCGAATCTGTAACCGTCTGCCGTCAATACCAGTAAGATAACCGCGTTGCGTAATGCGTTCTTCGATGAGATCTTTAAGCTTCTTGATAGCAGGTAGATTCCGATAGAACGTATCAATGGTTTTCTTACCCTGCTGGTACTGGGTATTTTCACCTTCGTCAGGAGAAATAATGGATCCAGTCTTTTTTGCACCGCCACCATACAAGATGCAATAAATAAGCCGCTTCGATAGATCACGGGTAGCCTTGCTGATCTCGCCTACACCATCGTAGATCCCAAAGAGTTTGGCATTGTATGTGTGGATATCAAAACCCTCAGTGCTGACTAGCCTGGCGTACTCACCATCATCAAAGTAAGCAAGCCAGGAGCCTAGCGCCCTGAGTTCGAGTCCAGAAGCATCAGCACCAACCAACAACCAACCATCAGGAGCATAAAACAGAGCCCTGCACTCAGCTCCAAAAGCGTGACCAACACTGGGGACTTGGGCCATGTTGGGCCGTTTGTGGCTACATCTGCCGCTAATGCAAGTGTTAGTAATAACTTCGCCATGAATACGGCCATCGTTATAGATCCTGCAATGGTTTAACCACGCTTCCTTCCCCTCTGCGATTTGACCAAGCCTTTTGTTAAAGAGTTGGTACTCAGCCAACAACTTAGCTTCTGGATATTTCTGACCAAGAGATTCCAGAACGTCATCATCCACCTTGGGCTTACCCTTTTTCGTGGATTCAAATGTAATCTCAGGGTACTTAGCTCGTAGCCGCTGCGAGATCTGTGTCCTGGAGGCAGGATTGAATACTGTAATCTCTGTTTTAAGTTGTTTGCCAGTCTTTTCCGACCAGCGTTCTTCCTCGATTGGCGGGAAGGTTGTTTGCAGTTCATCCTCAAGCTCAGAGCGTCGAGCTTTGAGCGTGTTGACCAACGCATAGGCTGCCTTTTCATTGAAGGGAAACCCAAATGTTTCCTGCTGCATCATGACCAGAGCAAACTCATGCTCTAGTTGCTGACACCTGGGGTCAAGCTGTTGGCAGGAAAGATATTCATATAGTCTAGTCGATACTTCTACGTCACCTTCACAATATGTTTGCATTGTAGGAGTCCATCTTTCCCACACATCTTCTACTTCATCGTTATCTTTTTTACTTTCTTCTTTGAAGTTAATCTTGCTTACGCCAAGGCGCTCACCCCAGGCTGCTAAGCTGTGGCGACCAAAGTATTTACGTGGGATATGTGAAAACTTAGCAGCATCAACAGGCTCTAACTCGGGCCACATAACCCTACTAACAACTAACGTATCGTAATATTCAACATTAGGTTTAAGTTGTAAGCTTGGATATATTTTTTTAAGGGCAGGTATATCAAACTTGATAACGTTGTGCCCAACAATTAACGTGGCTTCTCTTATAAAATCAAGGGCCATCTCAAGGCTGTGATAACCAGGTTGATCAGCACAGCTAATGATGTTACCTGTATCTAGATCACGCAGAACAATACAATGGATCGTGTCCATCACTGGCAACAATCCATTACTCTCAAGGTCTAGAACAAGTCTCATACTGAGATCACCTTAGAAGAATTTCTTGTACAGTCGTGCCACATTAACAATCTCAAGATCGCCTGTCATCTCTTTATTCTGAAGCATTTGTAAAACATTCTTAGCTTCAGTCAGGTCTGACAAGCATATCGCTTTATTGAGTACTTTTGTACTGCTCACATCTTGCAGGACCACGCCATCTTTCTCTGGCGTCAGACACAACACCTGAGACAGATCATAGTTACAAAGAACATAACCGTGTTGCATATCACCCCTCCTCTTGTTGAGGAATGGCACGCATCAAAAAGATGTCCAGTGCAATGTGCAGGAGCATCGGTGCCATGATCAGTGACTTACTAGGAAGACCACCGAATAAAGAAGCAAGTTTATCGGAAAGATCTGTTTTATGAAGCTCCTGAAACTCAATGGATAGCATATGAGCTATGCTGAGCAGGAAATCTTCTAGATCTTCATCAGGACTTTTCAGCTTCTCAACAATCTCCCATAATTCGGGATCTTGTTGGATAGCAATGATAAGATCGTCCACGCCATGACCTATAGAGTATCCCGAAAGCGTAGCACTACTACGTTTAAAATCAATGATCAGTATTGCAAACTCTTTTTAACACCAGAGTTTTGCTTTACCGGTAATCATTGGGTGTGGCGTGTAGCTTATGCTATTAGTAAATCAAAACGACAACTTAACGATTGGTATCGAAATAAAAAAAACAAACGTGCTAGCAACATGCGTAGCCACCTAACAGGCAAGGGTGGTTTCAAATCAATCAATCGAGGCTTTAAACACCTGTTGTTAGCACGCTGGCAAATAGAACCTGGTGACTGTCTGTACTTAGATTGCACTTCAAGGCATCCAGAAAAACAATTTAAAGCATGGTCCAGGTGGTTGGCATACCACCCGGACTGGTTAGTAGATTGGGAAGCCTTAAAGTTTTGGTGGCACAGACCACCGTACGCTTCTGAACCGTTGTATGAGTTAGGGGAAATTATTGGAGTGGTTCCGGCAGATCCTCTAGCCCCTGCGGTGGACGCTGGATACTTTGAATGTTTTCTGTTTCATCCGTTTCCTGGAGTCCTTGAAGATATGCTTCAATCCAAGGTTGAAATAGACTGTCAATCAAACCAGGCTCAACAACATTACAAAGTTGATAATAACCAGAACGAAGAGAATCAAGAGAGTCAGCATCGCCAACCTGGAGAAGGTGATCAAACATAGCAGCAAGCCAGCGATTGGGCTCGCGCCTGGGGTCAAGCAGGTTGCTCATATCCGATTAGAAGGTTCAGTGTCCGAAAGGATACTGGCTACTATAAAGGACAGGTTGACAATAACAAGGTAACCAACCGGAAGCGTAAAGTTAAATAGAAAGATGATATTAATAAGAACCCAGACTAGAAAGACGTAAGTAGAAATCATTCAATTTCAATGATGACTCGACGCAAACAACCACGGTTGTCACGTTGAGCGTAAACAACAAATTCTCCATCCCCCATTTCAGTATCAACAGAAGTAAACAGATTCCAATGAGGAAGCTGAACAGTATCTGCGTTCGATACTTCAAGATGAGACGGGTCAACAAGAGCGATTGAACCGGAATCACAGGCTACTGTTCCTATGATCTTGGGTTTGCATAATACGGCCATGGTAAGGTTTTTGTAAAGCACATAGAACCTATTATACCAAGGGGCCGTAGAAGAACCACGTCAGGCCCTGGGGAGCAGAAGTTTTTGTGGTTTCCTTCTGCTGGTAAGTGAACAGCCCTGCCGTGTAGCTATCGGTGGGGTTGCGCCCCTGCAAAAATTTTTAACAAAAGAGGATCCCGTTCACGGGTTTTAAATGAGGGTCGGCCCCCATTCCTCTTTCTGCTTCATCGTTGACATCACAGCTTCCACTCTGTGATATCAGGTATCCAGTTACGCCTGAAAGTAACCGGACGTTCTCGCGGCCACGAGGGTCTGATCAGAACCAAAGAAATTATAAAGTACTAACAAACAATTGTCGAGCCACTGGAGCTGGCTCTGTCGTGAGGTAGTCATCAGTGGTCTTAATGATTTCCTCGTAGGCACGGAAAATCCGATCACCGGACTTCAAGAGATCTGCAACGACATCATCAGATGCAGTGTTGTGATGAACAATGTACTGAAAGCTGCGACGACCAAGATCCACGCCGTAATGAGAACAAACCAGATAAGCAACTGACTCAGCTTCCAGTTCTTTGATGGAGGAAGAGTCATGTTCCTGGTACTCATCACGGTTGTGAAGGATGGCGTGACCTAGCTCATGAGCCATGACACTGACAGCAGTGATCTCATTGATTTCAGAGCTGATCTCAATCTTGCTGGCGCGGCCCTGATTGGCAAACCAGCAGCGGCCTAAAGCAGAACCAAGATCAGCTGCAGAACAACGCTGCACCTCAACGCTACGGCGCTTTGCGACAGCAACCATACCATCCATGACATGCGAGGAAATGTCTCCCTCTAGCTGTGCCATCATGCCAGTGGTGTCTGGTTCAGGGATTGGATCTCCCTCTGTTTGATGATGGTCATAGACCTTCACCCCACGAAAGCGAATCGGCACTTGCTCTGGCGTTCCATCCGCACGACAGAGGACCTGTCCATTCTCATCTGTCTTCTTAATGAGTACTGGAGCAAGGATCCAGATGGGATTGGTGAACTCACCTTTCTTAAGTTGCCGATTGAACTTATCGTTCCACTTCCTGGCACCAGCAACAAATGGACTAAACGCCCATCCACGCTTGTGCTGCGCCATCATGATCAACAACTTATTGTTGAAACTATAGTCATGTATGCACCGTATAGCAGAAAGAAAACCAGTCCAATCTTTAGAATCAAGAACAGATTGAATGCCATCCTTCAAAGCTTCAAGCGCTTTTTCAGGAACTTTAGGTAGTTTGTTGTCCATCGTGGTGTGTGCAAATACAACAAAGCCTGGGACTTACTCCAAAGGATGCCCAGGAAATTAAGTGTTACTAATTGTTTATACTTTATTCTTTAGATTGTCCATTCTTCAGTGCCGCCAAGAGCTTCTGCAATCGTAGGAAACTGACCACAGAAAATTTTCTTAGCGTCCTTTGCAATCTGCATGTGTTCCATTTGTGTACCGTGCTTTTCACGGAGAGCAATGTAAGTAATCCATGAACGCAAGGACCCATTCATATAGATACGGGTTGGAGAAGCAAGCGGAAGAATGTTACGTGCACATTCTTTTGCGACACCTGAACTCACCATCTCTTTATACAGATGTTCAGCTTCTTCAAAAAGAGTACTGATGCGCCGGTAATACTGACCGGTCATCTCCGCATCAAGATCATCAACAGAATTCTGTCTGTTCTTTGTATCCTGGCGACGCAGGTGCGGCACATAAGTTGAACCTAACAGGTTGATGTCTGCGTAGCGTTGACTGAATTCCTGGAAGGAAAACGAACGGTGACGGATGATCTGCGCTGAGATTGCACGCGTTGTGTGAATCTCTACGCACATGTTTGCCATTTCAAATGGCGACCAGTGAGCATGTTTAATTAGATAATGGAGCAACTTAGGAGCAGTCTCCATGTTGTTCTCATTGGCTGGCGCTGAAACGCGAGCCATCTTTGTGATCAGTGCTTCGGCATCTGGCGTTGCCCAAACAAGTTCAACAATGCTCATCGGTTGGCTGATTCGTCGTCAACCAGCATACAAGAAAGACACGAAACTAAATGTTCAATGTCATCCTTTTTTAAGAAATCAAACGTAACGACAAGAGAACCACTACAGATAGAGAATGAGTATTCATCTACTAAAGGATCAAAAGCTCCTGTAGCCTGAATCTTGTCACTCACTTATGGGATCAACAGGTGGTTCCGGTGGTTTCGGAGTGATATAAAAAGTAAGAGTATAAGGATCCCAGTTTAAAACTTCTGTTTCAGGGTTGTAAGCAGGTTCAACGTACGGACCAGTGTATCCAGCATCTGCAATTTCTTCTGCTGTAAATGTAGATGGATCTGTACGTGTAGAACCATCGCTTAAACGGATACGAAAAGGTAAAACCTGGGGCCAACAGGTATGGTAAGAGTAGAGCATCATGCAAACCTCAACGAGAATTGGTACATACCTTGAGTGCTGTCAGATAACACAAACATGCGAGTGCCGTCAGGAGAAACGCGGACGCCCCATGGAGTGCTTGCTGTTCCAGTTAATCCAAGCAAAGGAATTAACTCAACTGTACTAAGTGTTGCTGTCGTTAAATCGTTCGGAGATGTAAGCGTAATTTGTCGAACTTGCCTGCCGCCCGCAGGGTTTGCTGCATTGCTATCTAGTGTCACATAAATCCGCAATCCATCTGCAGTTACATGAATGCCATAACTTCCAGTAACTGAAAAACTTTGGGATAACGTTGCCGTGCCTAATTCATAGGCGGTTGATAACGTGTATTTGCGGACGCTATTACTGCCGCCAGTTAAAAACAAAAGTGTGCCGTCGCTGTTAATATGAAGACCTCTTGGTGTAGTTTCAGTACCGCCAACATAAGTAAAACCTTTTGCGGTGCCAGTATCCCAAGCTGTACCTAACTGAATTTCATAAACACAGTCATTGGTGCGACCTAGGACATAAATCTCAGTGCCATCGTCTTTGAACGTGACGCCCGTTGGAGCAGTCTCAAAACCAATCGAGAGTGACTTAGAAAAAGAAATTGTTGACACGTTCCAGGCAGTAGACAGCGTGAACTCACGCACGGCATCATTGGCTTGACCTATAACGTACATCTTGGTGCCGTCGTCCTTGAACCACAAGCCACTCGGTGCAGTCTCTCCTACAGTGGCAGAGACACGCAAGAATGTAGCGGTGCTGACATCCCATGCCGTGCTTAGGTCATACTCATTAACATCGTCACCTGTTGATCCTATGACGTACATCTTGAGGCCGTCAGGCTTAAAGAACACATCACTAGGGTTTATTTCTTCTGTGCCAACTGCTTTGCTTTTACTGGCATAACTTGCAGTAGCAATGTCCCAAGCGGTACTTAACGTGTATTGATACACCGTGTCGGTAGTTGCTCCGACCATGTAAAAAGTCAAGCCATCACTCTTGAAGAAAATGCCCTGTGCGTTGGTATCTTGAGTGTTTACACTAAAGCTCTTAGTGGAATAAGTAGCTGTGCTGACATCCCACGCAGTGCTCAGTGTGTATTGATACACTATCCTACTGGTGTTACCTAAAACGTACATCTTGGTGCCACTGTCACCAAAGACGAAACCCTCTGACGATAGATCTTGCGTGCCAATGTAAACCCTCTTTACATCAACCGTGGCCGTAGCAAGGTCATAAGGCGTAGATAACGTACACGACCAGACGGTAGCACCAGCCCGTCCAGTAAACCACAGACGGGTGCCATCGTTGCTAATTGCAAGTCCATTACAGTTAAGGTCCCAATCACCAACTACCAGGCTTTTACCTGAATAGGTGATGGTTGAAAGATCCCAAGGCGTCGAACATTCGTATTGAAATATGATGGCTGTTGTTCTAGTTCCAGTTACGGATACATAGACATACCGGCCATCACGACTGACATCGAAACCGTTTTCAATACCAGAACTTGCCAGCGCGTTGAACACATTGTCGTAACCAAAGCGGCTTACGTACTTTTTGGCATCTTGCAACGCTACTATGTCATCAGCTTGATAAACTCCTGATGCTCGTTTGCTGTCTGTGCCGCCAATAACTCCGAGTCTCATCAGCTAATATCCTCGTAACCGATAACAAGAACTAAATCACTATTTGCACTAGCTTGTGCACGAAGACTATCTCCTTCTTCAAGATAGAAATAAGTTTCTTTTGTGCTGAGAACTTGTGTACTATCAGGTGCTACAGCAATTGTAAAAGCAATATAACGATCTGTAGTACCATCAAAAATAGAAAGACTAATATCAGCAGCATTTACACCATCTACGTTGGCGCAAAAAATACTATTGATCTTTAATACTTTATTGCTTGCAGCAGCGTTACTTAGTGCTGCAGCTAAGGTGGTTGTAACAGCATAGCGAGCTGTCTTACCTGTGATTGTTGTAGGAGATTTTAAATTAGGTGCAGCCATTAGAAGATCATTCCAGCAATAACAGGGTCAACAGTAACGCTACCACCGCCACCAGTAGCTGTGATTGTGGTGCCAGAAATTGATAGACCAGAGCCAACAGTTAAGTATGTCAGCTTGCTATCACTATCATCCCAAAACACTATTTTATCAGAGCCTGCATCGTCAGCACTGATAGTACCTGAGCTAACAGAAATAATATCTGCAATTGAAACAGCAGCAGATGTTACTTCAGAAGTTAAGGTAGTGCCACTGATAGTTAAACCTGTGCTTACCGTAAGATAAGTTAGTTTGCTGGCACTATCATCCCAAAAGACAATCTTGTCAGAACCTGCATCGTCAGCACCGATGATGTTAGAGCTTGCATCAAGCACATCAGCAGCAGAAGCAGCAATCGTGACGCTACCTCCTCCACCGCCTCCGGTTGAAACAATATCTAAGTTACCAGTGAAAGGATTATACTGATAAGCCACAATCAACTCCTAGTAATAGTAAGAAGATTGTTCAGACCATCATAGGTTAAAGTCAAAGTAGCAACCGTAATACCACTGGAGCCACCCTCTTTATAGGTAATACCAGTTACGTTGCCACTTGTATATGACAAGCTAACGTAATCATGTGCAGGAACAAGAAGTCCCTGGATTACATTAACTGTGTTTGGCATGTTGTTAAAAGCTGCCATATTCAACCAGTCTTTCTACCACTATACAACGGGGACTGCTGAATCCAGTAGCAGATAACGTTACTCAGTTAATGCGTAATGATCTTGACGGATCTTATCAAATTCTTCTTCTAAACAGATACGCATTTGTGAATGTTGAGAAGGAGTTTTTAATCCGTCCCAAAGAATACTGACGTAGCAAACCCTGCTGGTGCGACCATTGCTTGAAGTCAGTACTTTGATGGTGTTGCCAACCACAACACCACGGCGATGGCTTGTGTACTTTTTAACAATCTCTCGTGCTTCCTTGCGGATAGCAGAGATTAGAGATGCTTTCGGGCGCTCTGCTACCCGATCACCTGGCTGGAACTTCGGTTGAATCGTCGCTGGCTTCCTCGTCATTGGGAAAGAGATCCAAGCTCTCGATGTACTCGCGCATCATGGTAGCAAAAGTTTCGTCGGTGAAATCTTTAATAAAGTTGTACTCAGGATGAGTCTCTTCATCCCACTCAAAAGAAAAGGTGCTGGTCTCCTCGTCAAAGGTAACGGTGAGACCAGCATCAGATGAAATGTCCATAGCAACAACTAGTGTTGCTTTATCTTACTGTTGATCAGTAATACCAAGTGCTTGCTGTAAACACCGCTCATACACCTGGCGCTCACCAGGTTCTAGGTTGGCATTAAACGGTGAGACAGTCTGACCAACGTGGAGCATCCCCATGTTCAGGGTCAGCAGAGAGGTCAGCCAGGGCTTCCCGTTACGTTCAGCAAAGACCAGGAAGGCTTTGTGCTGAAGCACACGGTCGTCATAGCCAGCTGAACCAACGCAATTACGGACTGCCTTGCCCCAGCGGATGACTTCGTGGTTGGTAGAAGGCTGGAACATATGAATGGTTCCAACTTCAGTTTCAAAAGTAACTGGAGACGGAATCAAATCCATAGGTAAGTTCTTCAGTTGGTTATCCAGTTGAAGAGTAATACCAACATAATGATCATGAACTTCTTGAAGACGCCAACGCTTAGGTTCTTTTAAGTATTCAGGATTAGGAGTTACACAATTATCAATATATCGTCTGACTTGCATTAACATATCCATCGTGTCACGAATGGTTGTATCGTAATCACGCTTTTGTTTAATTTCAATCTCTTCTAAAATCCAGTTAGCAAACATCTGTGGAGTAATTTTAGAGCGTAACCACTCCATAAATTCTCCTTTAAAGCCTGGCCTTACATACTCAAGCTTGTAGAATACTCCCCATGTTGACCAGTGAGTAGAGAATTTATACTCAGCAAACTGATTATAAAGATGAATAGAACGATCGTATTCATCAGGGAATACAGTAAGAAAAAGATAGATATAGCTAAGCTTGTGCAACATACGTTCAGTATGTACAGGCTCAGTTAAGATGTTTTGCTTTAAAGTTTCCGCTTCTTTTCTAACTTCGTTTTGATAAAATTTACTATTGATAATGGTGCTGTTAGTTTTGAGATTAAAAGAGTCTTCTGTTAGCGTATAAAGCTTTTGATTAGCCAACCATTCAGCAGGATAAAAAGATTCCTTATCCTTAACATTAAAGTGTTGTTGATAGAAGAACTTACTTGCAGCATAAAGTCCTAGCTGTGTGCGTATACCAGAACGCTCAGGAGGATGTGGCAATTCAAGTTGAGCATTAACTGATCTGATGAAAGAATCAAACGCTTCAAAACGTTCTCGTTCTACTTTGTAGCGTATAGTGAATGGATTTCCTTTTGCAATCTTTAAATCTTTTAAAGATGTATCTGCACGAAACTCTTTGTACTCAGTATCATCAAGAGACTCGTACCAATGTCTAAGAATGATTGGACATTCTTTATTACCAATCGTCCAGCAATACCAATGTTCTGTTTTACTTTGTAAACATTTATCCCATGCAATCAAATAACGAACGTCAACTACGTAATAACGTGAAGAAGCTGATCGGAAACAAAGCTCTTCATAGATCTCGTGGATTTTTTCTACTGTCAGATCAAAAAAGATGTCAGGGCAAGGGAAAGCTAACTTTGTTTTCCGCTTAAGTCTGGCGCCAGCTTCCCTTGGTTCTTTCTTGGGTTTGATTTGTTTAAGAGTCTGGTCGTAATCAACCAGTTTGTTTGCCAGTTGTTCAGGAAGACGGAATTCCATGGTGCAAAACGTGCAAAGAAAAAGCCCTCACTAGGAGGGCAGTGTGTTTTTGAGCCAGGTGCGAACTGTTGTCTCACCCATATCCAACTGTTTGGCAATGGCCCTATAAGTTAGACCTTCCTTTCGCAGCTGGTGACAGATTTGTAATCGAACGTCAGGAGAAGTGTTCTTGACGTAATTACTAACAACTGCATCATCAACATCTGTAAAGAGTGGATGAACAGTTGCCTTTGGTTTTGGTTTAGGAAGAGGCTTCAGCTTTGGAAGATGAACCTCTAAGACACCAGTGATGCGGATGGAGCGTGCACCAGGGTTTAAGCGTAGTGCTTTGTCCTGAGCATCGACTCCATCCTTTGCTCTGATCTTAGAAGCTACAGGCTTTCCATCACCAAACTGGATCAAGATGCTGTAAGTCTTTTCCATCAGATCTTTACATGCTTCCAGCTTTCGTTACGAGCAACGCTACGGATTGTAGCGAAGTGAACGTTATAAGCTTTGGACAGTTCTTCGTACATAGCTTGAGTGCTGTGAAAGCTATTGATAAATTTCTTATCTGACAGAAATAACCGAATTTCACGGACAGTATCTTCTGTCAGCTTAGCCATCCCGTTCAGCTCACCAACACGCTTATCGCCACCAGGAAGGTGCCGACCACGTAGAGGGCTAGTGATCTTACGTTGTGGCTTAGTAACAGTTGTTGCCTTGACCTGAGGCAGAACCTGCTTTAAGGGAGCAGTAATACGGATCCGTTCTTGACCACGTTGTGCAGTCAGAATGATCTGTCCGTCTTGAACATCAATGCTTGGAGAGTCAGCATCGGACAACTCTAGCAGTTGAACAGGTTGGAAATTAAAGGGAGGCATGGCGGGTGTGCAAATGAGGTTGCGCCGTTTGCTTGCAAATACTAGCGACTGTTGTCTAGACTGGCAATGCAGCTTCAGAAAGGGAATCTGAAGTTTGTGTGTGCAAAGCAAAGGGAGTGGACTGGGGTGGTGCCCGGTCCATTTTTTTATCTATGGGATGGTACATATGTATCTATTTAGGTTTAGTTCTATGTTGTATATATCTATATTCTTACGTGGCGGTGGGCCGTTCTCCAAGAGAACCTTTTCTTGATTTATCTGCAAAATAAAATGAAGCTACGCAGCAGTACTGGTAGCCTGTTCAAATAGATTTAATTATTTATTAAGTTATTTATATTGTCTTAATGATTCTCTTGGTTCGTTGTTCAGCAGTCGCTGCGAGTTAAATCTCTTTTGTAATCATAGAGACCACGATAGAAACAACCAGCTACAAATCTTTGAAAATCTGTTTCATCTCGTACAATGCCAAGCCCTTTGAGCGTTGTTAGTAAGCTGGCAATGTCAAGACGTTGATCATCGCTTAAGAAAAGGTAACCTCTGTCAGGCATGGAAATGCAGATGCATTTGTTAATTGTAGTCTACCGAACAGGTTACTAACTAATTGTTAGGAAGATCACATGTCTTCAAAGTAAAGGAATTTCTTAATCTCCTTCTCACTGGCAGAGAGTAACTTCTCGATAGTCTTCAGTTTCTTTTCTGCAGACAGAGCACGATTGCTCCAGTAGGTTAGATGCTGATTTGTTTCAGTCAGTTGTGATTCCAATGCATTTTGAAAGATTGCACTAGGACTGATATCAAAGTTAGATGATTTCCACCTGGCGTGCATCTCATCTGGGATGCTAACGGACAGAACAACGGCCATAAAAAATCTGTGTTACCTCGATACAAGATAACACAGGTTCTTATTGTTCTATTTAATGAGGGTCAGTGCTCAACCCAGTCTAATACTTTGCTTCCACCTGGCGACGCCGTAGAAACCAGAGGAACTGGTTCTGCTACAGCAAGATTGTCGTTGATGAGACGCATTGCGTTGGAAAACTCAATGGCATCATCAAGATTGGGAAAGGCTGGAGCAAAGGTACCTACATCTGCATGATGGATCATGACGATGTAAGCAGTCACAGGAAGTTTCATTGAGATGAAGAAGGTTCCCCAGGACACAGTGACGAGGATGTGCCCTGGAGTGAACTTAAGGTAGCACGAACGGGCCGCTCTTGAAGTAGAGAGTTGGGTTCTCCTTCACAGCTTGGTCAGCTTCAATGTGATTGGTAATTTTGATGACTTCACTCTTGCCGTCAGGACGTTGAGCAAGGATTGCCCAGGCAAGTTTTTCAGCTGGCGACATATTGGATTCCATGGGAGATATTTTCCATCCGGTAATTAATTATGAGGGGCACAAACCTATCCAAGTGCAGTGTCTTGTAAGACTGAAATCCATTGCTACGACAGGGTTTGTAGGCAAACCAGCGTAGCAATGGATGGATAAGAAAACCTTGAGTGAACCTTAAGTTTTGCTTATTATTTTGTGACTACTGGAGTCGGCTAGATCCCATAAGTGAAGTGATGTCTGAGGGTACGGAACAACTTGGGAATGCGTTCGACAAGGGTAGCGACCTGCCAAGGTTTAACAACCCGCCAGCTCTTGAATTTGTACACCTTGTCGAGACTCATGAGTACCAAGATGACGGAGCAACTGTCGTAGATGATGCCAATGACCATCCTGATCTTGCGCCAAACAGTCCAGAACTGTTTTGTTCTGGCGAACTTCTGGTTCCCTTTGTAAAAGTGATGTGCTTTTGTGCGATACATCAGCCCATCACCACGGCTTGAGATGCAGGGAGTAGCAGGACGGTGCGTTGCTTACTGATCTTGCTACGGATAGAAGCAAGAAAGCGTGGCATCTTGTCGCGAAACCAAGCAAGGATAGAAGGTCCGTACTTCTTGATGAATACGGTGATAATCAATCCAGCTGCAAAAAGTCCTGCCAGATTGATTGCTAAAGGGGAACATGCAACAGCACTGATGATGTCGTGACATTCAGGTGCTGTTGGAACAGTTGCTACAACAGGAATTCCTGCTGGCGCCGATTGGATCTTAGGGATGGATGGAATGGAAGGGAGTTGTCCCTGTGGGGTAACCAAACCATTGAGCAGACTGATCTGTCTGAGGTTTGTTAGGTATTCTGCTGGTGAGAACATTGGATGGTGTGCAAAAAGAAGCCGTGATCCAACAACCAATAGGAGGTGGACCACGGCATGAATAGGTTAGGAGCACTGGCTAGGAGCAGATGACTCTTGTTATACAGTGTGATGAGTCTGATGAATCTCAGTCTGCATCTACAGCAGTCAGCTCTAGGCGATCCATCAGCTCGGCTTGAGAGCTGGTGTCTTTGGGGTCAATCCGAGCGATGATGTTATCAATAAGTTCAAGAGCAAGGTCGAGACCCATTTCTTGTTCGCCATGAATACTATCAATAAAGAGAGGATCCTCAAGAAGGTTCGTAAGTTTTGTATGAACACTCTGTAATGCTTCAATGAATTGATTCTGTTTCTGATCAGCTGGAGACTGCCGCATCTTCATGGTTCTAACGTAAACAGTGTGTAGGTTCACTGCAGTGTACACGCAATTAGTTTTTGTCCTCTGGTTTGTACCAGGGAGCTGTGATCTGTAGGGTACCACCCAGAAGCTGCTGAGCCTTGGACTGATCAGGCTTGTGCTCTTTGATGATTGGTGTTACATATTTCTTATCGTGTTCAATCTGCATCTCCTTTTGGAGCTGCTCAATTTGTTGATCGACTCGACCCATGGTGCGCTCGGTCTTCCATGCTACCCAGTCTGGGAAGCAATGAAGACGGATTGCTTTGATCCATGGGTTAAGTTCTAATTTTCTGTTGTAATCAATGAGGATGTTAGTTATTTCATAGAGTGCTGCATTCCAGATGTTGTACACGATCTTTAATCAAGAAGTTTGCGTTCTTGGATAAAATAATCGAGTTGATCTTTACCTGGAGTCTTTTGATCAGGATACAAACCTTCAGGAATTAAATCTGTTGCTGGTTCTTGTTGATCATTACGAGGACCACTACCGGAAAAACCTAATTGAAAGCCGTACTTTTCTGCACCTTGACGAATACCTAAAGCTTCATCAACAGCCTGGCGCTGATACTCTTTTACGTTTTGGCCAAGCAGTTGAAGTTGCTCTGGTGTCAAGCTGTTCATAAAGTTGCTACGTAAATCAGCTTGAACTACGCCGGGTGCACCAGGTACAGCGCGGTTTAATGCTCCACCAGTGATTGCATTGATAGCTTCTCCTGCTGTTGGAGTCCTGGGGGCAATCTTCTTTGTAAGAGAAAGAGTTGCACCCCAGTCTTTAGTTTGAGGATTGCCTTGTGCATTAACACCAAAGAAGAGTTGTCGTTGGTGATCACCGATAGGAACTTGAACATCTACGCCAGCTTGTTGTGTAAGTGGATCGTAAGTACCACCTACACGTGTACCGTAGATGTTCCGGTATCCGCCTTTTAGTTGTAAGGGTGATGCAGTTGCACCACCCATCATTGGAATAACCTGACCTGCTTGGCCTCTTGGAACTGGCTGAGCACCAGAAGGTAGTGTTACTGGGGCAAAGAAACCAGATTCGTAAGGGTTAGCAGGCACTGTATTAATTGGTAGTTATGTTATATTCTACCAAAGTTTTATTGGACAATAGTTTAGAAGTCTCCCTCTATTTCACGTCTGTATTGTTCTAATTGCTTCATGATTTCTTCTTCCTTCATGCAGTCTTCGCCCATGTTGGACATCATGAAGCGGTTGCCATTCTCATCAATGAAGCCACCAACAAAACCAGCACCTACTTTGTCTGCAGCTTCTTTCATCCTGGCGACGAGCTGCATCCCAGCCAGTTGACGCATGGTAGGAGCATCAGTCTTGCTGAGATCCTTGGTGCTGTCGTTGGGTTCCCAATCAATGTTGTTCATGGCTTTAGCAACGAGTTGTTTGTTGGAGTTACGGTAGATAAAAAACTTGGGATGTGTAGTCACGATTACATGGTGTCATCACATGTATCGTACTCAGCAATTATGAATTGAAGAGCAATGTCTCCTTCTTCATAACGCTGAGCATGGAATCCACCTGTTGCAAAGTAACGTTCCTTACTTGTAGCTGCGTTATAAAGGAGATGTGCAGCAGTTTGTTTCATGCGTTCAATGGTAGGAACACGCATGGTTTGATCATCTGGATCATCCATGTGTTGCCACACCCAGTTCAATGCAATCATTGCCTCTTGAACTTTGTCAAAGTTAAAGTGATCCAGAATGTATTTAATTTTGAGAGCATGATTAGAAACAGGAAGCTGTTCCTTATCCTGCTTCTTCTTGTCTTTCTTCTTACCCATGGCGGTGATCAGGTGTAAAGGATACGAACAGATTGAAAGGTGTTGCGGAGAATCAGAAATGCTTCTCTCCACTGAGGGTCATCTGTTTTGTACGTTACAATCTGCCAGTCACCGTTGTTACGGTAAGCCAGCTTGATGTAAGTAGTTTTCATCGTCAAGAGAAGTGAACGCGTAGTCCGCCAGGCAATCGCTTCAAGCTTTCAGCACCGTGCTGGTGACGGGCTGTGCCTGGTGGAAGCTCAACTTCAACAGTGAAAACTTTATAACCGCAGTTAGGACAAATGCGACAGCGTGTAATTGTTTCAGCAGTATCTGCATAAGTACGATCAACACGCAGCCTGGGGTGGTCACATTGAGCGCAACGCATGGCTTTTGATGAAGAAGCGGGACTAGTAACGATGTACTAGCCCCTGTTTGCGATTCAGGAGTGCATCTCCTGGTGCTGCTTCCATGCAGCGGTGTGCATCTCAGCAGCTGTTACAGGAGGCTCACCACCTGTGTTGTCGTATAGATATTGGGGAGTTGGATCGTCATCCCAGACTTCCAAGAACTTCTCCAGTGCTGGGAGAATCTCATCTTCGATGATCTCCAGAGACCAGTAAGGTTCTGCATCCATTTGATGCCTCTTCTGGTCTTCAAGAAGAAGTTGCTTGACCTTCTTCTCCATGGCGTAAATCAGAGTGTGAAAGTCTCTGATGTCAGTAATGTTGTGGGACATGGTGAGTGTGCAGAGGGGCAATGAAGATGATGTGATTAACGAAGAGTGAATAACCCTTCGTCATCAAAATCACTTTCATCTTCTGGAACTTGATCGGTTTGATCGTCCTCATACTCTGGTTCTTGCCAAGAGTTAGGAACAATCCAACCCATGTACGGAGATTCGTGCATGATTAGAAAGGTGAAGGGTCTGGGACTTACACTTCCAGCTTGTCCTGGACGCGGCGTTGCTGAATAGATGCCCAGATCTTGGTGTTAACTGATGATTGTGTAACGATGTGAACTACGCATACCCTGGACCTCTTGGTATTGTATAAATTAATACAGATTCCACGAGGAAGTCATGCAAAGCGCACTGATCACCTACTTGAACAAAGCCAAGGCTACCGCAATCCGTAGCAACAAGCAGACTTGGTATGCAATTCGTCAAGATAAAGCGGACGCCATGAAGGAAAACATGACGCCCGCTAGTTCATATGTACTGAAGAAGTGAGTGATATCACCCCCATCTTGAGTAGTTTCTTTATGTCTAATTAATCTTTGAGCCAACCTGTATTCCTGAGTTGTTCAGTCCTAGTGGAGTCCAGTTCATAGTCATCAGTTGTTGGTACTTCTGGAGTCCATGTCCAGTGAGTGCAATCAAAATCGTCAATCATTTCCTGTGCATCCTCCAGCTTGGTGATAATCCATCCGCTCTTCCTGGAGAAAAATAGAATATCACCGTAAGGATCAGCATCTTTCTCTGTTGGCATTGAAAGATGCTTGAGAACAAAAACGTTTTCAGGTGCAGTCATGGTTTTGGTGGTAAGTGGGTTGAAATTAAAATAAAGGAAAGTAATTATAGGTAATTAATGTCTGCCACTCCAATCAGAATGGCAGCTGCTAGGTCATTAGCAACTGGAGCCAAGATGGTTCCTGTTACTAAACCGCAGACAGTTGAAAATGTTCTGAAATATTTTGGAAGAATGGGAGAGATTAATCTCCCTGGCGCCGGTCGCGCCGTGAAGGAATTGGTAGAGACAGGTCTTGGTCCATTGCAAGTTACCGTAACAGATCTTGGTGGAGTTAAAGACTTAGCAGATCGGATTAAAACATTAGTTCATAGGCAGACAATGCTGACTGCCAATCCTCAAACATTGCAACAGCTCTATGCAGCTGGCGATAAAATTGCAGGCATAGGAAGTGTTTCGTTTGAGTGGCCTGGCGCTGCAGTTGGCAAAGCAATGGCAGCTCCAGTAGAAGGTTTAGGTGCAGGACAAAGCCGTTCAGTATTGAGAGCAGTTAAAGATGTTTACCAGAACCAAGTTGTGCCACGGTTAATGGAACTTAATCCTGGTAAAGCTTTGCTTCTTGCTAACGAACCCACATCATTAAGGAGAGCTTCTCTTTATCAGAGAGCAGGCATGATGGGTTCTCTTGATCCACTTGGATCGCAACACAGTTTGATTCTTCCTAGTGGAAATATCAAACCTGTTGAATTATTTGGTGGTGGTATTCCATCCTGGTTGCTAGACTAATCTAAACGTTCAACAACTGCAAAGAGTTGTTCAGGTCTTTCATTGTAGAAACTATCAAAGACTGGACACAACCAGATCGTCATTGCAAGATCAGGTTCTGAAGGGTTTACAACTTCATATAGACTGCCTTCATCTTTTGGACCTACATATTTAAGTTCAATATCAGGTTCTTTGACAACGCCAAAAGAACAAAAGATGATGGAGATCTTGGAGGTAGGTTCTTGGTATTTATACTTGAGCAAACGGTTAACAAGTTCCGTTGCTTCAGGCATCAAAGGTTCATCGACAATTGATTCACCTTCAAAGTCATAATCAAAAGCCCAAAGATCACCACCTCCATTAAATGCGAAGTGTTTGGGCGTGCAAATAACTTGAAACATTTGTTGAGTAATTGTTGGATTAGGTAAGCAGATCATTCGTAGTGAGGACGAGTCTCTGGGTAGAACTTAGCGTAGCCCTGGGCTAAGCAGATGTCGTAGAGATCGTCCTCGTAGTCTTCACTGTCGTACTTCTCGTGGAGTTCGTGGAGAACCCTGAGGGCTTGGGCTTGCGAGAAGATGCAGACGGTTTCGACGGGGTAACCACAAGGGAAGGTCCATCCTCCTTCTTCTGGTCCACCGTACTGGTGCCAGACTTGGTGGACCGTGATCGTGGTCGGCTCACCTTCGTATTCGGTGTAGCGTTCGTACCATTCTTTGAACCGCTCGGTTCTTTCGATGGGCGTTTCGCTTCGGTAGGGTTGGAGGGTGTGCATAGGTTGAGGATTGTTGCTGCAATGAAGAGGATGCAAACAAAAATGAACTCAACCGGGTGGAGATCTTGTAGAGATTTGTTCATGGTTCATAGAAAGTAGGTGGATTTAAAAGCAAAGGGAATTACCAAGAACTGTAGTAGTAAACAGTATGGTTATTCTTCAGTGCAACTTTGGCACGATCACAGAAGCTAAGATCTTTCCACTTGTATTCATCGTCGGCATTACTACCGAAGAAGAATCCTGTCGTGGTGCCAAAGCCACCATCAAGATTGTCATCTCTGATGTCTTGCTGTAACTGAAGGATGTCTTCAAGGGTGAGTTCAACTTCAACTCCATTGAACTCATCGTTCATTGAAGTATCTTTCTCATATGGTTCACTGCTGTTCATCTTCTTGCGCCAGAGGCGTTCCATCCAACCCTGGAGGTTGGGATGTTTGCGCCATTCCATAAGGAACAGCCAGTTCTCATACTCAGGTTGGAACTTGATGTAGGCGTACTGGTCGAGGCCCATTGGCAGAGTGCAAAGGATTATGCAGGAGATGAGTCCTGCAGAAAAACCACCGGGCTAATACAGATGTACTAACCCGGAAGGTTTAAGTGCAAGAGTCGGGCTAACCTTCTGCTCAGAAAGGAACAACCTCAGCGGTCGGTTCCTGCGCATAAGGAACCCTGGTGGTAGCGGTGGCAGCAGAGCGAGCGGACTTGTCAATCGTGCTCGCTTCAATGACACCAGCAGCTTCAGCAGCCCGTTGAGCTGTTGAGATCTGGCCAAGGCGAACCGTGTTGACAGAGGTAACGATAACCTCCATACGACCACGGGGCTCACCTTCTGGCGTCATCCAGGTGACATAACGCAAGCGTGTCGTCAGGGCAACAGTGTCACCCTTGTTGTAACGCTTGGTGATGTTGTCACCGATACCGTTGTAAGCGATGACAGGCAGCGGAGAATCCTCTTCCCTGGCATCGAGCGGAGCAACACGGAACTGTGTAACCGAGAGAGAATCGTTAGGATTCTTGGTCACAATGTCGGACACGATGGTACCGACCAGGTTTCCGTTGTTAGCAGCAGACATGGTGTTGTCTAGGTAGTTGTGCAAAGCAGACTTGGAAGTCTGCAGAAAGGGAACCACGCAAAGCATGGAATCCCAAAGTGCAGACATCTGGAAAGATAAAGAAAAGATTAAACAATCTCTTCTATAACTTTCTCTTGGATCATGGCTTCATTTGCACGAAGCCCTTCCTGTTGATCGGCGTAATGAATTTCATCACGCCACTGAGCCAACTCGTTGGCGATAATCCTGGCGGCAAGCGTACAAGGTAGAACGTTGTTCTCCTCCGCACGCTCACACAAGAAGTCCCAATCCTCCTGGCTAAGACCAGTCAGCTTGTTGACTCCAGGAATGTAGAAGGTGTAGTTGTTCATAGTTGAGCATCAATCCAGTCACGCTGGATAGGATTAAGGACATCGTTCAGCGGCTCCTCGATCTGCAACCAGATATCAAGGAGCAGCTTGTAGGAACCCAAGTCTTCCGCAATCTTATTGATCAGGAAGGTTGTGTTCCATGTATCGGGATAACCTTGAGCAGTCTCATCTGAAACCAACTCAAGGAACTTCCGCCACAACTTTGGCTCATTGTGCCGTGCATATTCCATGAGAGGAATGTTATGCAACAGCAGCCAAATGGTGTCGTGGCTATACATTTGTTGAGTCATGACTAAAGGCACAAGAACAAAAAAATGATCGTTAAGATCATTGAATTGAATAAAATCTTTCTCATGGTTTGATTGGAGCGGGTGGCCCGTTCAATACCATCTTGGATACACAGCCGTAGCTATCACCTACTGCTGTCTTAACGTAGATAATTTGATTTAGATTTCTATCGCAAAGCTCAAGAACCCTGGCGTTGATCGCTTTGTTCAAGCCAATGCACAGTAGTCCTCCGATGCCTATTCCAAACGTCATCGCAATGTAAGCAGGTAGCTCTTCACGATGACGGTTCATGAAGTTAACAATGAAAGCAGAAAGTGACATGGTGAGCAAAGCAGGGACTCATCATAGTGAAGGCAAAAGCCTTCAATTGAAGTTGTAAACAACTCCAAGTGAAAGCATTTACTGAAAATTTAAATAGCTACATTCAGGTCCATGCGTCTTCATGTAAAAGTCATAAGCAATTGCAGCTTCAATTTCAGTATCAAAGTATCCGAGAAAAATCTTAACTTTGTTAAGTTGCACCTGAGATCGCCACTTAAGCTTATGCCTAGACCAAGAAACTCCTTTATATACTGAAGTTGAATTCTTCCTGGCAGGCGTGTTAAGTTTCTGCTCAGTAGAAGTTAAGAGCCTAAGATTACTCTGTAAATTGTTTTCTCCATTTCTATCAATATGATCTACTTCTAAACCATCCGGAACTTGTTGTTTCGTATCTAAAACCCATAAAACATTGTGAACCATGAGTTTCTTCTTATCCTCATAACCAATTACCCAATAATTAGTTAAATGGTGGGGCCGTCTTTTAGAACAACCAACACAACGATTTCTGGTTAAAGAATACAAACAAGATGGACAATTGTCATCTCGTTTCCAGCGTTTTGAAAACAATTCAAAAGACATAGTAATTAATAGCAGGGAGCGACCGAAGGGAGCGGATAGCACCCTCCGGTTTCGTCCTACGCTTCGATGAAACGCTGCCAACCAAGTTCTAACTGATTACTCAGCTTGTAGCCTTGGTTGACGAGCTTCTTCACACTGGAGCGGATGTGCTCGATAGGAGCTTCCAAGCGAATGTACTTGGATACCTGGCGGTCGAGGTCAACCTTGGTCATCTCAGCAAAATCACCACGGATGGTGACGAGATAACCGTCGTTGCCTTTCTCGTAGATGAATGATTCCATGGTTAGGAAGTGTGCAAAGAATGTGATCATGAAGATCACAGAGAAGGAAGAACTTTGTCTTCCCTCTGAGGGATCATCAATTGCAGTCGTCGGGTCCCCGACCAAAGGCATCGTTATTGAGCAGAGCCTCTAGCTCTGCCTCGACTTCCTTGGGGATGGTGTAAGCACCATCGTTGGGTGCAATCAGATCTGCTACCTTGCGGCGCAGTCTGTTGACACCGTAGTGAAGCTTCTGACGCTGCTCATCATTCAGCTGGGCGTAGGCAACAGCACTACCGATGACAACGCCACCGGCAATGCTGGCTTTGACAAGGTTGTTGAAAAAAGACATAGCAAAGCAAAGTGAAGGTAAGCCACAGGATTGTGGCAAAAGCTAGACCAGGGTTTGCACCTGGTCCCCCGCTTTCACGGATTAGCTGGTTCAGCAGAAAGAACTTCTGCTTCAACCACCTGGGGTTGCTCAACAGCAACCCACTTGGCAAGGCGGTTACGACCTGCGTTAAACAGGGTCTTCACCGTCTTGCGGCCATGTGGAGTGCTGCAATACACAGCAACTCCACCTACAATCGCAGCAGATATAACAACTGCCTTGACTGTGGGGTTGTGCCTCTGGCTTTGAACAGCAGCGACAGCGTCTTCTGCAGCGCCTTGGATTTCAAACCAAAGCTCTTCAGTAATGGCCACAGGATTCTCCTGTTGTGCGGTGCCCATCTCCGCTGGGGGCAATAACTGCCGGAGGGTTTGCACCTCCGAACCCGCTTTGACGGATCAGTTAATAACAAAAAAAGAAAGAACTTTCTCTTCCTGATCAAGCAAGAAGAGAAAGCGACCGCAGGGAGCGGTACCTCACCACAGGTGAAGTTCATACTTGCCGTAGGCGGAGTAATCCGCCCACTTCTCAATCATCTGCTGGAGTGACCAGCGGATTGGAGAGTCAGCACCAGGCGAGCAGATCGGAGTAGGCTCCTCCCCCTGGCGCTGGTCATAGAGGTAAGTACCTCGCTGGTCGCACAGTTTGAGACCGTGCTCCGTAGTAATAAAGATCATGGTTAGATCAGAGTTCGTAGTTGTTGGCGATGCACCAGTCACGGTGCACCTGGTCAGCGTGTGCAGGCCACGCATGGTTCTTGCATTGCTCAGCCGTAGCCTGATCAAGCAAGTGGAGTGTCAGCTGAGTGAAGGCTGCTATGCCAATAGCAACGCAGCACACTGCAGCGCCTAGTTTCTCCATGAGAAAACAAGCAAAGAACAGCAGTCTGAGGACTGCATCTAGGAGGAATAACTAGCTCCTGGAGGCAATCTTCTGAACAATCTTGCTAAAAGTATTTCTAGTTATATAAAAATCAGGGTTGAAGATGAGGCTGACAAACAGCCAAACAGCCTCTAAATCGTGGCTGAGATCCCAGTAAAAAGATTTAGTGCCTGTGGAAAAAGTGCAACCAATTTTGTAACAGATATCCTGACAAAATAGCTAAGAAGCGTTGGTATGACTGGGGTTTAAGGGAGAATAGGGTGTGTAGGTAGGTATAAATACCCTGTGGAAAACTCAAAAAGCGACCGGAGGGAGCGGTTGCTCCCCCTTCTCCGGTTCAGATGAGGTCTTCGGGATCGAGGACCCAGAGGTTGGCCATAGTGTTCTCGATTTGCCGCTGGTTCCAGCTGGCTGCTTCGGGCTTAAGTGCCACGAACTTCTCGAATTCCTCAACAAACCACTGTGGCAGGACGCCACAGATTGGTGCGCCGCCGATAGAATCTTTGGCGTAGACATTGTTCGCCGCCTGCTGAAGCATTGCTGCGTAGCTCACAGTAATAAAACAAAGGACACATCCGAATAGAACTTTCTCTACGGCTGTTCCTGCGACCGGAGGGAGCATATACTCCCACCCCTTTCTTTTTTTCCTCTCGCACGCTCCTGCGAGCAGAGCGAGCTTGATGTCTCCCCCGATTTTCACCCTTAAAGCTAGGTTTTTAAGGCCGTTAGGGGATCTTTCCTGGCGTTAATACTGTATTGATTGCGCCTAAAATCGTTATATCTAGGTATATCTATAAAAATGCCCGTTTCTCCGCAAGATTATGCACTGTGGGCAGCTGCAACTGGCAATCCGTACCCTAAAACTGCACAAGAAAAGGCACGTTTAGCGCCTGAAGTGTATGATTTCAACCGGGGATTTGGTAAATTTCGCGGTTTTGATGAAGTTCAAGGGTTTCAAGGTGATGTTGTTTATGATCAACCCGCTTCAATTCGCTATAACGACGATAATTCACTTCTTCAATCGCCAATTACACCTGATAACAACATCCCAAAGGTTGCAGGTCAGCTCAATAACAGCCTGACGGGGCGGCATTACACCCAGTACCACGCTGATGACGCTGTTGAAACCGGCTTTGGTGGAACTGAGC